ATTCCATAAGCAGCGCCTGATGTCTTCTTAACGAATGTACGTGAAGGCTTGGCTTGCTTATATGGATCTGTTGCGCCCTTAATGTTGCCTGTCTTCTTTACAAGCGTACCCTTTTCAGGCTTTGCTGTGTGACTTGCAATTGGTGCAGAACCTGCACCCAATGAAGTAGGGGCGATTGGTGCTTTGTTCTTAGTTGAATCAGTCATTGTGTTTCCTTCGGCCAAAGGTTGGAAAAATAAATGTACCAGTATTAACTGGTTTTTACCTCGAATACGATGGCAGATATCTGACCATCATGACTCTCGATAGTTGAAAATCCGGGAACGCAGACCAAGTCAATGCCTCTAGGAGCTGTATAGCCTCTAGCGATAGCGATTGCTTTTACTGCTTGGTTTACTGCTCCCGCACCAACTGCTCTGATCTTGCATCCTCGTGTTTCATAAACACTATGGGCAATAGCAGACGCTACTGATTGCGGGTTTGAGCCAGCGCTTACACGCAGGATTTGTTCTTCTGTAGACATTTAGTGCACCTCGGGTTACGTATAGTGGGTCTCCCTACGTAAATTATGAGGGTAAATACAGAAGGTGTAAGGCTAAATCCGATTATCTATTGGGGTGGGGGCTGTAGCCTGTGTGCCGCATAAATAACACTCCATATCCAGCATATACAGGGATATCTCCCCGTCCTCAAACATGGCTTTAACGTTCCACAGGGTGGAGCCGCATATACAAACCTCTAGGGGCTTGTCCTTGTCTCTAAGATCAAACATTCCACTTAGCCCTAAACTCGTCAATAAGTTTGCGGTTTTTTTCAATCTCCTGCTCGATCAGCAACTGTTCTTCCTCGGACATCTTGTCCTTGTTGTCTTGGTAAAAACGAAGTCCAACCTCGAAGTTGTTCTCAAACATTGTGATCTGAGCTTCTCGGCGTTGCTTTACAAACTCTTCTGCCTCGGCTTTACGAGCAGCTCTTTTGTCTTGAGTTTTACTCATTAACGTTCTCCTTTGACCAGTCTAGCCATTCAAAAATTAAATCATTAAGGTCGATTTCATCAACAAAACCTGATTCATGAAGATGCTCAATAAAGTCTTCATCTGCGACTACAACTGGCATATCTAAACCTACATCCATAAAACCTGAGTACTTTTTCATCCTTGTCCTCCCCATCCTCCGCCTTTAAAGTGAACTGCTGGTGGTGTCCACACCTTTGTCATAAAGTTTCCGCACTTAGAGCAGGTGGGTCTATCAGTAGCGCTAATAGACATGTGCATTTCAACGGTGCTATCACAAGGCACACAAGTGAAGTCATACTTCGGCATTACTTTTCCCTACCTTCTGCGGTTTGTAGTTTTTCGTAAATTTCTTTTTCGTACTCCATCTTACCCTTTCCAGAAACAATATGCGCTAGCCCATAAGAGTCTGCGGCGTTGTCATCTGGAAACTCTACGCCCCACTTTTTGTATACCTGAAGTAGCATCTGGTTTTTTTGTACGCCGTTCCCTCTGCCAGTTACGTACTTCTTTAAACTGGTTGGGGCAACAATCATTGGGTGCTTGCCTTTGTTTAGGTTGTCCATGCCGTATAAAGCTAGTTTCACAGCGCCACCTAGTTCACCTGACTGGGCTACTCCAAACTCTCTTCCATAGGCGTAGCCTTCTATGGCAACATCTGAAACGTCGCAACACTTAATAGCCTCGTTTAAAGTTCCCTTAACGTGCTCTTGGATTTCAAACAACCGCTCAACACCACTGCTTTCAAACTTAGCTACCGTGGTTTTGTACGAGTTATCTTCGCCTAATAGGGTTATAGCAAATCCACTATAAGACTGATCTATGCCTACCCAACACTTTTTGTTGGGTGTAACACCATCACCAAATGTCTTTAGTCTCATGGAAACATCCGACTACCACGAGTGGCTTGGTTAGACCCAGAAGTTCTACGGGTTAACTCACGACTTACTAACTGTGTGCTTCTATCAATGTTGTTAACCATAACTTCAATTAACTTACGATAAGCGTATTTTGCTGATAGACCTTCACGCAGGTAAGTAATGTCTGGATCTGACGCCATTCGAGCCTTGATTAACGTCACAGTATCTTTTTTGTTTTCTTCGTAAGAAAGGATGTACTTCTTACTCTCTGCTAAATCTAAATCTTGTTCTGCGTTCTTTTCATCTATTACAGCACAAGCGTACTGAGCAGATAAAAAGTTTGCATACGCAGTTAACTTACTAAATAACTGCATTAATCCTTCATCATCTAATTCTGTAATATCTTCTGGGACTTCTGGTAACTTCAATTCCATTTTTGTTTGGAATTGAAAACCTTGAGTCTGCAAAGATTCGATTACCGTTTGACTGGTACCAGCATTAATCGCTAGTTGGCTCACCTTGGTTCTCCTCTGTGTAATGGCTGCATTTTTTACATCCTGCCGCACCATTAATATTACAGAGGGGAGGGGTACCTTTGTCAATTGCTGAAATGATGTTAGCCGCTGCTTCAAACAGGTCAGCGACACCAAAATCGCTCTTTCGTACTACAAACTCTTTGATCTCATGCAAGCCTTTAGCCTCATAAATAAGAATGGCTTCTTGAGGAGCGTCTTTCAGCTCCATAAGTTCCATTAACTTCATATAAATCTGAGCTTGCATAATATGTTCTAGGAAAGGAGCTTTTACGTTAGCCCACATCTTTTTAAAGTCGTTTTCGCTTTCGTAGGCAATGTCTGGGGCATACCAGCGAATACTGCCTTCACCGATTGACTTAACCTCTAGCAGTAAAGAGTCGCCAAAATCCACAAGCCATCCATCTGCTTTTCCAGAAATGCGTAAAGGTTTGTAATAAACAGGGACTTCTTTGTACTTTAAATCGCAAAAATCATCTGCTTCGTGGTCAGAGGCTAAACCAAACCAAGCGTCCTTGCAGGTACGGCATATCCATTCGCCTTTAATCTGATCCATCTCTGTGAACCAAGTCTGCCAAATATCATGGATGGCGTGACCATGTGCAAATATAAGTGCACGTCGAAGGCTCATAACTTCTGGTGCTGGGGCTTCGCCTTTTAGCCAGAAGTACTGGGCTCTGTGACACCAACTAGCAGATGCCATCTCTGATGGATGGATAACTGTTGTTGATCTATCATCTTTTGGTTTAGAAATAATGTGTCGCTCTACGGCGCCAATCACTCTGGTGCTCTTGTCAGTCTTTAAAAACGCTTTCAATGCACCAGTTGGTTTCACTTTTTGCGTACCCATTCCTCTAATGTTTTTCCGTGTTTAGCAGCTTTGCGCTTCAGAGCGTTTCGCTCACGATGCGATAAGCCACCCCATATTCCGTGTTGTTCATCGTTACCTTCGGCATAGAGCAAACACTCTAACCTCACGGGACATTCTGCCTTACCGTCTTTGCCAAAGCAAACTGACTTTGCGCGGTCGGCAATAGTTTTGTATTTAGTTTTGTCCCTAGGCGGAAACCAATCGTCGGTCTCTGGACTGTCGCACATACCACGGCACTTAGCCTGATATCGCCACTTTTCTACGCCTTCGTCTTCGAACAAGAGCACTCCTGAAGTTTCTGGCGCTGCTCTAGAAAGTCGTCCTCTAACTGCATTATGTAGTCTTCACCATTAAGGTGAAAGCCAAGGACAGGCATGCGACCGTCAAGAATTGCTTCAGTAACGATCTTTTCTAGAACCGCAGCCTTGATGGTCACGGATGCTTTGCCAGTCCACTTATGCTCTACGAGCAAATCTTTGGACCTGACATCGCCTTTTCGACTCCAAAAAGCACCGCTGGCAGCAGTGCGCTGACCATCGATGGCTTTTGCAAGCCTATCCTCATGCTTCCTTGACTCCTTTTGTCCTTTACTCTTCGTCATCTTCTGGCTCTACAACGTACTTAGATCCAGCCTTGACGGTTTCAAGAACATCCTTCTCCAGTGTTTCTCGCAGATCAATCTCTTCTTTGATGGAGCTAACCATAGCATCTGCGCCCTGCCATTGCCTTTGCTCTCCGTTAAATGTGTAGCGGTAATAGGCACCAGCTCTAGTAATAACCTTGTTAATAATGCCTAGAGCAACGATTTCCTTAGCGAAATCAAAGTCGCCTGGCGGAACGGTTCCACCGTCAGCAAAGTAAAAGTCCATATATGCAACCTGTGATGGCGGGGCTGACTTGTTCTTAAGGGTTCTAGCCTTAATAGTCTGACCTACACGGCGCTTGGCTTCTCCTGTTCCTACCTCAATCCATTCGTCGCGCTTGATCTCAACGCGAGTAAAGAATGCGTAGTTCTTACCTTTGCCACCCGGTGTTGTGCGAGGATCGCCGTACATAACGCCAACCTTGTCGCGCCATTGGTTAATCATCAAACCAATAAATGGTCGTTCATCCTCAATAAGACTTCTCTTAGATGCCTTACCGACCTTACGGAAGAACTTGTTGGTCATAAGTGCGCCACGACCTACAGTGAATTCTTCCATTTCTTTCTGATCTTCTGCACTAGGTACGAGAGCAGGAAGGGAGTCGATAACAATGCAATCAACAGCCTTGCTTTCAATAATCTGGATAACCGCTTCATACACTTCCTCCATAATATTTGACTCAATAATAAACAACCGCGATACGTCCACACCACACAGCTCAGCATATGAAGGCACCCACTGCTCAGCAGCAACCCACACAGCAGTCCAGTCTGGGTTTTTCTGTTGGTTAGCGGCGATAGTCTTAAACGCAATAGCAGTCTTACCGTTAGATTCTTCTCCAACAATTTCATGCCATTGATTAATAGGCCAGCCCCCACCAAGTGCTACATCTAGGGCTAGTGAACCAGTAGTAAAGCGTTCTGATAAGTCTCTGATGTCAGAGCCAATAACAATAGTGTCTTGACCAAACTTCTTATTTAATTTTGCTACGACTTTTAATAGATCCGAATTAAGCGCCACTTTAGTCATTAACCTAACTTTCCAATAATTGTTGTTGGATTCCATCCGCCTGTTGCTACTTGTACTGCTGCTTGCGTAGGTCCAGAAGGTGTTGGACCTCCAGTAATTCCTTTACCCATACCGCTACCGCTTTGTACGATTGGATAACCGCATTCATAACAACGTGGCTTTGTTCCTTCGATACTTCCGTAGTTACCTCCACCACAACTTGGGCAACGTGACGCCTGTGCAGACGCTGTTGGTCTAGCTCCTTGTTGTTGTTGAAAAGATGGAGCTGCGGAGGGAGGGGCGTATGTCATGGGAACTTGCGACGGAGGTAGTGGCATCTCTTGACGTGTAGTTTGAGGCTGACCTAATTTGTTTGCCCACCAGTTATTACTCATACGCTATGTCTCCTTGGACTGTGTCTGTGCTGATAATACCCAATTCTAAGCCAGATGCAAAAGCGGCTATAAGAGCAGAATGACCTACTTGACGATACAACTCTTCTATATGTGCTTTCTCTTCTGTTAGGTCATTTGGGTCTAACTGACCGCTAGTGATGTAATGGTCAAACTGTAACTCGGTAATGCTTCTAGCGTTGATCTCAGTAATTGTTTCTATAAAAGGAAGCAAGGGAGCAACTCTAATTAACCGCTGGTCGCTGTCTTCTTCCTCTTTAGCGTCTCCTTCAAGACTTACTGGCATCATGCCGACTAAATCGGCTAACTTGTTTGGCTCTTCTAAACCTGCGTCGTAAAAATACCAACGAGCAATGACAGCCATAGGGATTGCTGTACTAAAACTTTCTGGTTCTGGTTCGTTTTTCTTCCAAAACTTACGCACTATTTTGCCTCTCCCCAACGCTCTACAACCTTTACATCAGCAATCAATGGGATATCTAACAGTTTGATATCTTCCATCGCGGTTCTGATTGCGGCCTCTGTCTCATCGACCAAATGGTCTGGAGTTAGGGTCACAAGTTCATCGTGAACTGTAAGTATTAGTTTAGCCTCTTTGGGGATAAGTGCGTGTGCTCGAACCATAGCCAGCTTAATGATGTCCGCTGCTGATCCTTGAATCTTGGTGTTGAACGCTTGGCGCTCTGCCCCTGCCCGGTCAGACTTATCGCCAGAGTTCATCTCAGGCAAGTACCTACGTCTTCCTAAGATAGTGGTTACATATGGGATTGGCTTTTCTTTATTGCCAATTTTTTTAGTAGACACCAGTACCTTAAACTTGTAAGAACTAATGGAAGGGAAACGCTCGGAGAATCGATCCAGTAAGTCTTTAGCCTCTTGCTTTGTACAACCAATAGAACGAGCGATCTTTTCTGGACCTACTCCGTACGACATAGCAAGAACTAAAACCTTTCCAGCCTTACGATCTACACCCATTTCGTTTCCTACCGTGGTGTAAATGTCTCCGCCGTCTAAGTAGTTCTGCATCATAATTGGGTCTTTTGAAAAGGAAGCAATTACTCGAGGCTCAATCTGTGAGTAGTCCGCTACGATAAATTTGTGACCCTCAGGCGCTCTGAATAAGTTACGAATAGCTTTACCGTGCTCTGTGTGAGGCGCAGGTACATTCTGCAAATTAGGGTTTCTACTTGAGAAACGGCCCGTTTCGGCTCCGTGCTGAATGAAGTCACAGTGAATGCGGTTATTTATAAGGAGACTGTCCTTATGCTCAATTCGTATCTTTCCAGCAGTAGTACGTGTAACCTCTCCGCCAAGATACGGAACGACGTAAGTGGTGTGTAACTTATTTAAATCAGCATAGGTGAGGAGTGCGTCCACTAGTGGGTCTTGTCCTCTGTAAGCCTCAAGAGCCTCAGCTGATACAGAGTCTCCGCCCTTGGCTGTAATAATCTTAGGCTTAAGCCCACGACCGCCTTCAGACTTAGATCCGTACAGAATCTTTTGCTTATCTGCGTTCGAGTTAATGTTGAACTGCTGACCGGCAACCTTAAAGATCTCAGCCTTTGCGGTCTCAATGTCTTCTTTCAATCTAGCATCTAAAGACTCAAGAGCGCTCATGTCTATGGGAGCGCCAGTTAGCTTCATGTCGCAAAGAACCTTCAGAACGTCCATCTCAAGTTTCATAACACCAGTTACTTGGTTTTCTTCTAGTTTCTTTACAAGAATCTTCCAAAGCAAGAAAGTGTACTTAGCATCTAGGTAAGCGTATTTTGCAACTTCATTAAAGGAGTAGACCTCTACCTGAGCGCCAACGCCCTTCTCCATTACAAAACCAATCTCACGCTTCAAACAATCTGCTAAACCGCATCGGTTTTTATTACGGTTATCGTACAGAAATGATGCAATCATTGTGTCAAAGTAAGGACCTACTGGGTAGTTCCCGTCGTAGTATTTTGCTACAGAAGTTAAGTCAAATACTAAGTTGTGACCAATCTTTAATATCTTGTCGTTAAACATAAGAGGTTTAAGGGAAGAAAAAACCTCTGCTGGAAACAACTGTGCCGGTGCCTCGCTAAAAACTTTAGTTGCTTTTTTAGAATCGCGTGAGTAATCACTTGGTCTAGCGGGAAGACCTTGCTCTACTCTTTTCTCGCCTTGACCAGTAAGAGGATAAACAACCTCTAGTAAATCACCATTAGGGTGACCCATAGGAATAACGTCACACCTACCATGAGTAGCAAAAGTAATCCAAAGAACTTCATTAACAGGAGTATCACCTCGACGATCTCCGACCGTCTCAACGTCAAACGCAAAAGCATCTTGCTCAAGGTAATACGCAACCATTTCGTCTAGTTGATCGTTTGTAAGAATAATATTCATAGTGTGTCCCCCAAAGGCTAGGAGGTGCTGGGGGGATCATCCAACACCTCCTAGACAGTTATTGGTTAGAGCAGGCTAGCTGCAATGTCTGTTAGAACGGCAATGCTATCCTCGCGGATTTCAGAACGCTCAAATGGCTTGAAGTTAGCAATTGCTGCTTCTACTTCAGCCTCGTTAATTCCGTAATCTTCTGCAAGATCACGACCCTTAACTGACATTAAATTGTAAACAGTCTGCTGCTTTACTCCTGTGCGACTAATCGCCCAGTAGTTGCGAGTCAAAGGTCCCTGTGGGGAAAACTCACCAGCATGCAAAGTCTTGTACAAACGAGGTGTTGCAATCAACATCTGGCGTTGGTAAGGCTTTGCTGAAAGATTAACAATAGAAAACGCACGCTTTGTCTCTGGCTTATCGCCAAGCTTTACACAAAGTGGGCAGTTGTCGCCAATACAGACGTATGAACGTCGACCTTCGGTCTTTTCCTTAAGGAAGTGCTGGCGGTAATTAGCAAATGGTCCACCAGTATCAATAAAACGAATTAACTGGAATGACTCTGAGTGCTTGAACTCAGTCGGAAACTCTGTAGGAGTTGTGACTAGTTGTTCGGCGGCTTCCCAACCTGATTGAACAGCGGTTGATGAAGTGGATTGAGTTGGACGATCTTCCACTGAGAAAGATTCGTCTTCTACCTGACCGTATGTTGTTGCATCCGGTGTATCTGTTGTGTTTACGCCCATGGGCGGTTTTCTCCTTATCGCAGTTGTTTGCAGTTATTAAGCAGTTTCCTCAGCTAAAGATTTCTCCCAAGCCTCGGCTATTTCATCAGTGACCTTGCGGTACTTCTCCCAGTCTATACGCTTCACGTGCAAAACGCCAAACTTAGTAAATATCGCTACCGCTGATTCGATCATTGATCGGCTGTACAAGCGCCTACCTTGTCGTTCCTCACCGTTTTTGTCAATTGTTGTTGGCAAACGGTAAGGCGATGTTGGAAGTTGCCCTTCGCTCATCCATAGTTTTAGAGTAATAACTGGGCGACCTAACGCTTTTGCTAATGCTCCTATGGTGAACAAATCTAGTTCTTTTCCGTTAGGCATAACGGTTGGACGAGGATGTGAATCCCACTCAACCTGCTTAACTTCTTTTACTTTTTCCTCACGACGTTTGCGTTTACTACCTGGGTAGTTTAGATCGGCAAACGTTTGATCAATAAAATCTTCTGTCATAGTACGAAAGCGAACGATACCTTTGCTGGGAACATTGCGTCAATATCTTCTTCTGTTAATTGACCTTTGTAAAACGCAGCCATAATTGCATCTTCGCTAACGGTTGGAATCATGATGATGCAGTCGTCTTTAATGCCACGTTCTGCTAGCAATTGATCTGCTACATCCATGTTGAGTGCTTTTGATACTCGACGTTGATTTGTTACTTTAATATCTTCATCAAGCTCTAAAGTGATGTGTCCGCGACCATCTACTTCGCCAAGTTCTTGCACGGCTTCGTTGAGACGCTTTTTAATTTCTGATTGACGATCAGATAGGAATTTAATTTGCTCTTTGAGAGCTAAGTATTGTTTTGCCTCATTAGTAAGGCTCTGCTTGTCTGACATTGGGTCCCCTTCTGTTGTGGTGAGAAACTACACCTTACAGTGGGGCACTGACAAATCGAGGAACGACACGCCGTTATTCGGCTTTTAGGTAGTCCTCAAGGGCTGCGATAATAACGCTGGTGACTGTGACTTCCTGACTGGCAGCCTTCTTCTGGACAGCAATCCAGAGGTCGTCTGAGACGCGGATAGTACGCGTAGGGGTCTTAGGTGCGTTAGGCATCCATCAAGTTTACACGGATTTAAGCATCAAGAACTGGTTTAGGCTACTTATGCTGAAATCTATCCCTCCAGCCTCATTTATGCCCTCACCGTCGATTACAGCGCTTGCTACGGCGTTTTTATGCTGAAGCATCTCGTGCTGTCGGACTTCAATAGATCCTGCTACTAGGAAGTCTTGGATGACTATAGACGGCCACTTTGAGGACGCTCGCATGATTCGTCCGTTTCGCTGTGTAGCGCCTCCCGATGACCACGGTAGGTCGTAGTTGACGAGGAGGTTAGCGGCAGGAAGATCAACGCCATAACCGCCAGCATCTGAAGAAACAAGGACACGAACACTAGGGTCAGTGTTAAGAGCAATTTTATTCTCCTCTTTGGTCTTGGCGTCAAGGCGACCTGTGTAAGTTCTACAACCGTACTGGATCAGGGCTTCCGCGAGCTTGTCTGTCATGTCTACATAGGTAGCAAATATAACAACTTTGTTCTCTTCAGCTTGGTCTAAAAACTCTTTTACATATTGAACTAGGGCGTTTAATTTTGGAGATTGATCAACACCCTCTAAATACCCAGCCTCGACTAACTCATTTGCATAGGCAGAGCCTTCCCCGCCAGTAGAGTTGTACTTAAGCGCACTGGTGCGTAGTAGGTCAGGATGTGAACAAAGCATCTTTAAACAACCAACCTTAGACATAATCTTTCCACGCCATTGGTTTTCTTCTTGGCTTCCTCCACCATTTTGTACCCCGTAATGTGCAAAGACATTGAAGTTTGCACCAAACAATGCGGTTGCTTCCGCTAAATCATTTAGGAGGTCTGTTCTAATTCGTTCATATAGCTTGGCGCTTCGTCTATCGAGCGTGATAAGTAACGGTTCATTATGTATGGAATCTGGTAAGTGCGGCGCAACATCAGGATCTTTTTGCGACTTTCGGACACTTGATTCCTTAAGACGCTCGTGTAGAGTAGGAAGATTCCTATAACGCTGGACTCCACCCCAATTATTACGAACAATAAATGCTGAGTCAAAGATGTCAAACCTTCCTAGTACGGAGTCGTCTACAAACTGCATGATGCTAAACAACTCTTCTGGTTTACCGTTTTCAATAGGTGTTCCAGTTAAAGCAAACTTAAAAGGAGCGTTTGCCATCTTCTAAACTGCCTTAGATCTTTTAGACTTAAAAGATTTAATTGCTGTGGCTTCGTCGCAAACTATAAAACCTCTAGGTAGTTTCTTTACTAAATCCCAATCGTTGACAATCTGTTCGTAGTTCATCACTACGTAATCAACACCTGTCTCTCGCCAGTTGTACGCGTCTTCATATTGCTTAAGTCTTTGCTTAGGTGTTCCATCAATAACTAATGCTTTAGAAGTACCTTCTGTAAACTTTTCAATTTGATTAGCCCACTGGTACTTAAGGCTGGAAAGACAGATAACCATTCCGGGCTCCCGGATTGAACCGCTGTCCATCAGCTGTTCGAGCGCTGCAATCGTTAGTACTGTCTTCCCGAGCCCTAAATCGTATGCCACTAAAACCTTGTGGCGATCAATCATTTTTTCAACCGCCTCAGGTTGGTAGGGTAGTAGCGTCCCTTTGAAAGTCAAGCGTCTCTCCTCCAGTGTACGAACGACCGAATGTAGACGATAGCGTAAGCAACGGCAGAAACTATAAACCCGTATTGTTTAGTGGTTAGAGCGTAGGCAATCCAAATGACCTCGTTAGCCAAAAGAACTAGCCAGCCCCATATTGTTTTTCTACCGACAAAGTAAATGCCTAGTACGCCTATTGTCGCTAGTACCCAAGACCACATCATGCGTATGACATCATTCTTGTTGAGACCAAAACCTCTAGGTCTTCTAAAGTTCCATTGTTAACAAAGATCTGATCTACTGGGTACCCGTCCATTTCAGATTCAGAAACGTGATCGTTAACGGCATCCGTTCCAATTCGTTTAATGCGCCAAATCTTACCCTTGAACTCTTGAATCCAAATAGCCTCGTTCTCAAAACGAACATCAGAGACAACTACTTTATCTTGCGGTGCTACATCAGATAAGGCTTCGTTAATCCAAAAGGTGTCTCCAAATAATTTTCTAGCGCCAACTCCTAGTTCTTGAAGAAGGCGTCTAACTTCTGGAAAATCTACTTTTACTTTGTCCCAGCCGTAGGAGTCTACTAAATCTTGAAGTCGGTAATTAATAATGCTATCGCCGTAACCCTTAGGGATTAGTGGGTCCATCTCGTAAAGTAACTTACGAATTGGGTCAGCAAATGCAATTCTTCTGTACCCGTGCTTCTCAACAAGAATGTTAGCTACAGTGTCTTTTCCAGACTGTGCGTAACCTGAAAGACCAATGATCATGACAGTGCCTTCTCCCCATGTAGTGCGTGCTTAGCGTTTTCAATTCCGTAGACTATCTCAGCCTTACTCATTCCGCCAATATCCTTGATACCGCTAGAGGCATAGTCGAAGAACCAGCACTCAAACCACATATCTACGGACTTCTTAAGAAAGTCTTGAGCGGCTTGGCGCCCAGCCTCATCGTTGTCCATCGCCACGATAACCCGCTCAGCGCCTTTAATTGCGCTCATCTGGTCTTTAGACACTGCTGTGCCGTAAGTAGAAACGCCACCTAGAAGCCCTACAGAAGCCATACGAGCCACGTCTAGCGGGGATTCGACTACTACCATTGGCCCGCCCGTGTACTGCTGGTACCCAAACAAAGAGTGGCTCTTTTGAATCCCAGCGGGGTAGTTTCTAAAGTATCTGCCCTTAGCGCCCTTCTCCTGCCAACCCAGTAACTTTCCAGATAGGTCGCGGATTGGAAGGATCCAACACTCCTTACGAGCATCGTACAAAATTCCGTACAGTTCTGCGGCGGCTGGTGTTATTCCACGACTACGTAATAGTTCTACTGGCGGTGCGACATAAGCCGCCAAGTTAGCCTCGGTGATGTCAACTGATATCGCTTCAGTCTTTGGCTTCGGATTTAGTGCTCGCTCTAAACGCATTGATAGATCGCTAGTAGTTGTCTTGACCCACTCGTCAGCTTCTTCCATAGGAATACCATTGACGTATGAAACAAGGTACTGCAATCCTCCACGAAACCCGCAAGAGAAACAGTTATGCGCCCCTGTGTCAGCATTAATTGACCAAGACGGATTGTGGTCTTCTTTTCCAGTTCTATCAAAGTGACCGGGGCATAATCCCTTTACCTCTGACCCACGTGCTCCGTAGGTTTCAACACCAAGACCTTTAAGAAAGTCTTCCATCTCTTCTACGGTCATGCGTCAAGCTCACCTGTCATTTCGCGGAACGTTCCTTCATCCCATGCCCATGTAAGGAATGTAGAACCAGGTCCTGAGTTACGGCTAGCAAGAACGCTAAGAATACGAGTTTGGTCATCACTTTCTTCTGGCTTTTCAAGACCAAACAAAACGTCAGCATCCTGAAAGAATGATGATGAGTAACCAATAGAGTTTGCTGTAAGTCGACCGCCCTTACCCTTCTTCCAATCTAAAGACTGAGTTGTAATAACAATAGGAATCTTAAAGGTCTGAGCCAATCGCTTGAAACCACGAGTTAAGTTAGTAAGAGCCTGAGGAGTGTTCTGCTCACCAGTCTGCTCATCTGTCATAAGGTACATACCATCGATAAACAAAATACTTGGGCGGTGCAACTGCAACTTAGCAGTTACTCCGCTTAGTGTTGATCCAGAAGAAGAGTCAACAAGCCAAAACTTTTCCGCGTCCTCTCGCATCTTGTCAGTAACAAGTGTCTTGTAGCGACCTTCTTCATCAGGTCTCAAGGTTCCTGTAATCAAACGCTGATGAGAGATGCGGGCACGCATAGAGTCATAACGATCTTCTTGCTCACGATTACTCATCTCAAATGAATAGAACATCGGCATAACCTCAGAATGAGTATGGATGTTAATCGCAACCTGCATGGCAACGGTTGATTTACCTGTCTTAGGTGTAGCGGTAATAACAATCAACTGCTCATCTTGAAGTCCGTTAGTGACTTTATCAATAGTTGGAAAACCTGTTGGGTAACCAAGCAATCCGTCTGGGATTAACTTGCGCTGTTGATACCTATCCCAACGGCGGTCAAGTTCTTTGTCTTCTGTAATATCGATGTCGTTGGTTTCGCTGAAGCCAGCCTCGTCCATCTTAAGGACACCCGCTTGAAGAACCTGTAGTGCACCTTCGTGGTCTTGCTCACGATCAATCTTCTCAATTGCATCTCTAAGAATGTTGGCTGTGTAAATCTTACGACGAGCAGCTGACAAAGAATCCAGTAGATAATCAATCGAGTCATTTACTGGCACAACCTCATACGAAGGATAGTTGTCTTTTACAACGTCAAGGCTTGGACACTCGCCGTAGCGTGCGTAGTGCTCTCTGATGTAAACCCAAATCTTCTTGTCGTTCTCATCTGAGAACCAAGACTGATTTACGTTACGGTCAAATAAAGGGGTTAGGTCTCTTTCTAAAAGAGCCTTGCTTAGTAATCTCTTCTCGTTGTTCATAGTCGTGTCATATCCATTCCCCAGTGCCCGTAACGTAACATTCGATCAGGTCTATCAATAACCCCAATTAATTCAGGGCGATATGGTAGCTGATTAATTAAGTCTTCGATAGTCGTGTAAGAAACGCAATACCTAAACGGATTGGTTCCGTACTCGTCTAGCGTGTCCATAACTTTTTGCAATTCTTCTTGGTTCAAGTTAAAAGACGCAAGTTCAATTGTGTAAGGAGTTCTCATAGCCCACAAGTAAAGTTGGCTAAGAACTTCTTTTTTAAAAGATACTTTTTTTCTAGTTCTTTTAATTACCTTGTACTTCTTAGGAAGCTCCTCGGTCTCTAAAAGAATAAAGACATCATCCGTAACAATTATTCGTTGCGGTATGTCGTTGCTGATATCCCCGTTTCGCATTTTAAAATACTTCGATCTTTGCAAATCTAATTACAAATTGTCTAAAGGCTTCTGGAGACTCTTTTGCTTTTTCGGTGTCTTCTTCCGTAGCAGCCTTAGAAACCTCTAGAGGGTAGTTACCGTTATTAGAGTCAATACGTGCTTTTACAAAACGAGTGTGCTTGCAAGTAGTTCGTCCTTTGTACCCAGAACAAGTGCAATACAAATCACCGTCCGCGCTTGAACTAACTTCAAAGATATTTGGACCAGGTGTAGCTGTTGGGCTTAGAAAAACCTGTATCAATCTCTTGTGCTCCACTGATGACTCCATCATTGTCGTAAGTCCCCTTCCGTAGATTCTAGGTCAATATTGTAAAAAGCTTCGTGTGCAAAACTTCCAGTTGCCTCACCGTACCAGTCAGGCCAGTTATCTAGCAAAATATTGGAAGTAACGATGGTTGGAAGACCGTTGTTAAACCTAGTCCTCAAAACATGGTGAAGCATGCTTTTGTTCCAAGCAGAGGCGTTGTTATGCTCTCGTCCAACATCATCGATAACAAGAATCTTTACATTTCGATGCTCGTCAGAACAAGCGCCCATAATTCCATCGTACAAAGTTTCGCGGGACTCTTCCACAGAGTCGTCCATCATCTCTCCCTTAAGATCTAAAAGACCTGCATAGGTGATGAAATAACAAGGGCGAACATCGTTCAAAGGAAAAACATCTAGTGAGAAAGTTCTAATAGCCTCTTGAATTATGGCTGAGGCAAGAGTCGTCTTTCCGTGTCCCGGTGACCCATAGAACGCCATACCTTTTCCGCAAGAGCGCTCGCCGATAGCGTTAATGATCTTGTTGTCTTTGACCTTTGTAAGCCAACCTTGTATGTCCTCAATAACATCAGAAGGTACGGCGGTGCAGTCGTTAAACTCCCAACCTTGAAGATGTTTAGGCAAACCAGCAGCCTTAATCCAAGTCTTGCGACGTAACTTTAAATCATCTGGCTTAAACATTATTCTCCCCTTAATTCACGACGTGCTTTGTCTCTTGCCTTCTTTGCTGTTTCCTTTGCTTTTTCTGTAGGCATAGTCATCTTTGCCTGACCAACTAAACCAGGTAAGCGACTAACATACAACCTCCAAAGAATTTCAGCGTCTTTGTACTCTTTAATATTTATTTGAGAAAAGAAAATCTCCATGGCTCTAACTTCAATCTCGCCATCGGTATCCAGCCTAGTTCTAGCCCCTGCTAGAGCGCCAGAGAACTGGCTCTGGGTAACTTCCCACGGAGCAATGTGAAAATGCTCAAGAAGTCGACTAGCAAACTCGTAGCAAACGTCACGTACGCTCCACTCGTTACGCGGAGTTCCAGCTCGACCCTGCTTGCGACCGTAGTCTAGAACCGTCTTAGCCTCTTTGTACTTTTTCTTCCGATCATCGGCAGCAGCCTTGTTGTCAGCCTTGCGCTTATCCCTAGCCTTCTGGATCTCTGCCGCTATCTCATCATCAGGTCCTGATACAGATTCGAAGATTCCGCCCCATGACATTTCACTCACCTCGATATTCATAACTTCGTATTCATCCCTTGACTTCGTCAAGGAAGGATTTTTACTTATAACAGTAGAATTAGTAATTCTGCTTATATGCTCATTACTGGTAACAGGGGTCACGTTATGTGACTCCACAACTTGTGCGCCCACACTTCCAAAAAACGCCCGATTCGCTTTTTCAGTGAGGACAGAAACGGTCATAATTTTATTGCCGATACGCTGCGGTCCAGTTCTAATATAGCCCTTGTCTCGTAACTCTTTTAGCCCACTCAGCGCTGAGCGCCTACCCACATTAAACCTAAACATCATGGACTCAGCCGATATGTTCAAGTTGTGTTGATGGATCGCTAGTAAGAACCCATACGCTTTTGGGGACAGGTCAATCACGCAAGCCCTGCCTCTTTAAGGGCTTCAAGGACTTTCTTAGTGATTAACTCCGTAAGGTCGTTAACGTTAGCCTTTACCTCAGGTTCCTTAGCCTTTACCTTAGTCTCAGATTCTGAGATTTCGGCTGTAACGACCTCCTGGGACTCGCTGACTGGATTTCCAGCTGATACCTCGAACAGACCTATGCAAAGGTCGTAGCAGGGCACGCCAGCCTCTTTAAAGGCTGCTTGAACCACCATCGATGCTGGGTCAGAAGGATTCCATAGCAAAAGCCCTACCGCGTCCTCGCCCTTGATCATTTCAACCGTTGCTTGGACAGGGTCTTCCGCATTATGGACACTTGAACTACCAAGGCTCATAACAACAGAGTTGGCAGGGCATATAACCGTGGTCGGTATCTCTAACTCGCTAGATACCTGATGTGCCCATATCTGACCTTGGCTTGGTCTATCGTTGAAAGGTAAAACTAAAACAACGTCTTTACCTTTGCCACGATAATAATCTTCAAGCAAAGCTTCTACGTTGACTCGGGTTGTTTCCCCGTTACCTGCTACAACTACAAATCTTGATCCCATGTGAATCCTCCTAGGCGGGGGATACTACACAGGTTTCTAGATGGGCTACAAACCGGGTTGAGCCAAGAACACCGAGAAGGTCGTGCCTACCGTTAAAAAGTTAGGAAGTTGGTCAATTAAGCGTAACTGAGTGGCAACACGGTTCTTGTAGTAGTGGGATCGGCTGTCGTGTACAGCGCCTTCCCAAATCAAGTCGTTTGCTGACGAGAACCCAGTGCTTCCATCAAAGTATGGTTTAGCGATAGTCGCTCGCTCAAACATAGTTGAGTCTATGTGCATTGTCTGACCTACGGCTGGGTTATTCCAAAAGAAATAAGGCTTACCGTACGCAGCGGTTGCTGGTGACAAGACAGAGTAAGAGATTCGAGTGAAGTCTAACTTTAAGTCCTGTACAAAAGTATTAATAGTTCCCGGAGTTAAATTTATGTTTGCTCCCGGAGATGAAACTTGAAAGTATCTTCCAGAAACAACAACTACTTCGTAATCTCCATCTAGAGTTACATCAGTAAAACCAAGAAGACGAACCTGTTGACCTACAACAAGGCTTGTTGTTTCAGTTGTTGATACCGTTAAAACTCCGTCAGTGCGGTAGTAATCTGTTACCGAGTAGAACTCAGTTAAGTTTTTAGCAGCAGATTCTGTGTTACTAATAAAAGACTCGTTAGCGTCATACCAGTCTATACCCCAGCCACCCAACAAGTCTTCAGATCGATCTCCAGTAAATGCTGTTCTTACATATCCGCTAGCGCTGTACCAAAAACCGGGAAGCACTGGCGCAAGATCTGTGTATGAAAGAACAACTTCGTCAGTAGAGTCGGCTTCAATCTTTAGAGACACATCACTGTTGTTAGCCTCGTCTTTGATAAGAAGGTCACGGGTCATTGTTGCGTTATCAATAGACCAGTAAGTTGTGTTCACTTCAAAGCTAGGGTTTTTAAACTCGTTAACACGGCTTGCCTTCAATGTAATCTTCACATCGCGGGCTTCTTCAAAAGAAGTCGGACCTTCTGAACTTTGCTCAAGTTGCGCTGCATCCATGTAATGAATCTCATTCGCTGGAACAGCGTCTACTCGAATGTACGGAACAGCAAAGTACGCATTAACAGGGGCAACGCTTGTTGAAGATACTCGCGTGTTCCAGTTAGTTGCGTTGTTAGTAGCAAAACCTTCACCAGCACGTGACAGCTCTTCACCGTTTCGGTCGTACCAAATAATGTCTACTGTTACTACGCGAGCATTTGTTTTTGCACGTGATCGTACTGAGAACGTGTAAGAGAAACCTTCTTTTACAGGGATACCTCTGGTTTTAGGGGCAGACTCTCCACAAGCAATTTCTATAGCGCCAGTAGTTGTTGTTTTTGTAATCTTAAGTGAGCCCGAAATTTTATTTGGAAAGTCGGTCAGTGTAGGTTCTGAGTAGGCTAGCACTTCAGATGCTGGCGCAACCGCTAGCGTTCCAGTTCCAGCCACAACTGCCCATCGACCAACAGATTGCTCAAAAGATGAGTCGTTGTAGTCAAGCATTAGGTTCTTACCCATTGCAGTTGATTCATCGTAACCAGTAAAGGCTTTAATAAAGTTCTTCAGTCCTTCAAGACTTCCCTTTGACTTATTTATATACACCGCATTACGGAGCAGAATTCTAGATTGCTGTAGACCAAGTTCTGGTTCGTAAGCAATACCAAACTGCTGCATCATTACTGGAATAATTGGAGCGTACGACACAGATGTGTCATATGTGTTTAAAAGCAAATTTGCACTCGTCTTGTACTGGTCGTACTCAACTGCAAATATTTGTAAAAACTTTTGTAGGGCAGGGTTTTCAGAGTTGTCAGTTACAGCAGACAGGTTGCTTGTCTTATAGACAGTAGGTAGTGCATCAGACATACGAGCCAATGAGTTGAAGTCCTTAGACGAGATTCCAACAGCATCTCCAGCTTTGATCCACGTTCCAGTCTGTGTACTGAGAACAAAAAGGCTGTAGTGGTATCCAGAGGCTGGCTTAAGACCAATTCCTGCTGGAACAGTTCCCTCGTCGATGTAGTAGCCAGTAGAAAAGTTCTTTGGTTCATCTGAAATGATAGTTCCATCATCTACGGAAAGTGGGAACCCGTACGTATTGCGAACCAAACGAATACGAGACCAGTCACCAGTTGGAGGTGTCCAAGTCAACTCGATTCTTTGGTAACCAACGGACCGCGCTTCAAAGGGAGATGCGTCAAACTCAACAAACGCAACAGACCCAGCGCCGTACGAACCTACGCCGTAGTAATCAATACCGTAACGTGACATAGATTATGAACCAAAGATAGAAAGGATGGCTAACTGATCTAATTGCGGTGCAGATAGTCCGTTTGGAGCAGAAATAACTCCAGCAGAAGAAACGCTTGCTAAAACTGTGTTGCTACTGTTTGTCCAGTTTTGCAAGTTTGCAGACTGCGACGAAGCGCCCTTTACGGTAAACGCAACGTTAGAGGCTGTGGCGTTAGTAAGGATCTCATTACCAGTTCTCTTAATGTACTGGGTGTGAGTATCTGCAACGATACCTGTTTCAATATTAGCTAGACGCTGAACAATTGTTGAGAACTGTGTTGAGTTAGCAAACGTATTAGAAGAAGACGGTGTTGTAGACAACGCTGGGTTTAAGCCAATGGTTGTCTCTAGCGCGACTACTTCTTCCTGTAAGGAGTTAGGGTCAGCCGCATCTACAATGTCTAGTGCGTTTACCTTTGTTGTAAAAGGTCTGATGCTTAATGGATAACTTGCTGGCATTTTCTTCTCCTAGTCCGCAATTCCGCCATTGACAGTGATTGTTATAGTTCCTGCCGATGGAATTTCATTTACTAAAAACACAGCGTCATCTGTGCCAGTTTGAGATTCATCTTCTCTAGCCAGTAGAGTCACATTTGAGTATGAGACACCAGAGGCTCCAGCTAACGCTTCGATAACGTAGTGAAGAGAAATACGATCAGCAAAGTTCACGTTGTCAAACGCTAAAATCTCTGCGAGCGCTGTTTCAGCGTTTCTCTTTACAACACTTTGCTTGTATTGAGGTAGCGCTTGAATAGTTGCAGTGATATTGACACCAACAAAAGTTGGGGGGAACAAAGTTAAGGTTACGTTAGGAGGTGTTTTATCAATAAAAAACTGACCAAGTCTGTTTGATAACTGGTTAAACACAGGAGTAAGAGTTCCGCTACCGTCCGCACCAGGGTCTCCGTAAGGAGCGATGTAAAGGTTTACGCTTGTGTAAACTTCAGAGGTAGCAATTGCTTTTGCTACTCCAGTTACTTGAACAGCTAAATCACCGTAGTCACGTAGTGATACAGCACGGTTTACAGCGCGAATACTTGAAGGAGCGTTGATACGGATTGAATCTGTTGACTCTAGATCGGCTCCACCACTTGCTGCTTCTGTGTTGTTTACACTTAGACCAGCCGAGTAGTTTGTAAGAATATTAGTGATGGTGTTGGCGTTTACGTTACCCTGAGTTCCTCCACCAATTCGGTATGTAACAAGGATCTGCGAGTTTGCAGGCGGAATGCGACCACTTACCGCGTCACCAAACACAATAGATGTAACTTCATCTGCGTCAGTTTTACTATAGAAAACTGGGTCAGTTCCCGCAGCGTCGATAATGTAAGGGACTGCGTTGTACACAGTGTCATTTACTGTAACGCTGATGCTGTTGCTAATAACTGGACCGTTTAGGAGTACAAACTCTTGATCTGAAGTTCCATCTGAGTTGCCAACTACTTCTTCAATAATCGTAACGCCTTCAGTAGCCAACACGTCTGCTTGGCCAGGTGTTGCTCCGACAGCCGCAGGCACAGATAGGACGGCGTCTGTTTCAAAAATGATCTGGGTATTAGCGCCGTTTACAACAGTGGTGCTTGCAACCTGAGTAAGGGCTGGGACAATAATTGCCGAGCCAGTAGAGTTTGAGAAGGTTAAAGTAGCTGTGGCTGGAACGCTATCTGTTGGGGTGTAGCCCAAAATGTTAGCGATTCGCAATACGCTTTCACGCTGGCTTGCGGTAGTAAGAAACGACTCGTTTGCTGCTCGGTCGATGTAGTAGTTGAGGAGGTCTCCCATATAGGAAAACATCTCAAGCAAGATAATGCCAAAGTCAGCCGAGTCACGGCTAGTCCACTCAGGAGCATACAGCGGAATAAGGTTGAGTAGGTCTTCTCTGATAGACGCGTAATCACGAGATGTGTAGTCAACTTGCGGAATAAAGTTAGCCATTACTGGATCTCCTGAATGAGTTCACCAGCTCGAGTAAACGAGCCAATTTTTGCGGTTACGCTGTCTTTTTGTTTATTAGGTAATAGATAGTCTACATAAATAACGAAACCTTCGTCACCTAACTCCCCATACTCCTTGACTACTTTTACAGATAGTAGGGATAGTTCTGGCAAGTACTGGTTAAAAGCCGAAGTTACAGCTCGACGTACGTACTCACCTACAGCGCCCTCTGGCTCGAACACGGAAGACTTTGCAAGGCTTCCAAAGTTAGGGCGCATCACGCGTTCACTAGGTAGTGTGAAGATGACTCCAAGGACACGATCTGACCATGTCTTAGAGACCAAGTTAGTTGTGTTTACCCCACCAGAGACGGTGAAAGAAAACGGCAAGGAAATTACTGAACCCATTATGACGCTCCAATCCAAAGCGGGAAGTTTGGATCCCCGCCCTCAAACATTGCCCATACCGGAGTATTCGGCTGGGGTTTCCATTTTCCAACTAGGTTTATAGATGCAATCACTCCCGGAATAGCAGGCCCAGTATTGGCGGCGTAAGAAGTCACAGAGATGTTAGTAGCACTAGCAGAGCCGTAGAACTCTATGTACTCTCCTACTTTTAAATCCAAGATCAAACCAGCAGTCATAACTACTTCAGCGCCTTGACCAGAAACGGTTATTCTTGTACCAGTCTTTGGAATATTGACACCATTTTTTCTAATCCATATGTCCGCTGTACCAGCACTTGAGTTGCTTTTTACAATTACAGCCGAGAACTGTAGAAAATAGTCGCCCGTTTCTTGAACGTAGATTCTGTTATTAGATAAGTACATTCTGTTAGTGTCATCTTCAGCAAACCCAGTTATTTTAGTTGCCGTATTTACGCCAAGCGCTTGAGTACCAGATGTGGAGAAAGACCCGTAAGGGTATTTCGTCTGGCTAATAGCTCCGCCTACTGGCCATGCCCAGTTAGTCACAGATTGACCAAGAACCTGAGGAACAATCAGGGTAACGCGACCCAAGTTCTCAGGATCGTTTGCATCCGCTACAACTGCTCGGTACATGCCATAAAATTTGTTTTCAGAGTACACCTTTACTCCTTAACTTTTTAACGACAGTTTGAGGCCTTGTTTTAGTTTTGGTGATGTTGGTCAAGTTCCCGAAGGGCTAACCCACTTCTTAGCAATAATGACTTGGTTTGCTGTTTTTGGTTTTGTTCTGTTCTTAATGTTTCCAAAACCTACTTGAGCGTTTTTAGTTGGAGAAAGTGAGCCAGTTTTTAAAGTGGTCTTTGGCTTTTTGTTGGTCTGTCGTACGTTAGGAATAATCTTTCGTTTAGCGCGAGAGTTTGGCACTCTAACCACTTTATTATCGGCACCAGCAACTGCACTGCCCAATGAGTCTGTTCCTAGAGTTAACTCTGTTGTGTACATGAACTGTGTGTAGCCAGTTGATGTTAGTTTGTGTTCGGCTTCTAAGATGACCCAAAAACCTGAGTAGTCCTCGTTCACTCCGTCGATAAAAACAGGAACATCGGGATGAAGCCCTGGGTCGCCTAACGCCTCTGCCTTAGCACGGTAAGGAAATCTATTACGTTGATCAGACGACTCAGATTCACTTTTAGCAACACTGTAATCGTTTGCGACAGTTGCGCTAGAAAATCTATCAAAAAATTCTGGTTCAGATCGTGTCTTTGTTGTTTTTGGGCGCAATTGGTTAGTCACTTGAATAACTTTACCTGTGTAAGCGTCCACGCCAGATACAGCAGTTGCAGACTTGTATTCCCCATCGTGCTCCAAGCTTTCACCAATTAAAGGGTTGAACGAGTACAGGGTGCTTCCCGCTGGGTCGTCTGCGTCTCTAAGGGTCAAGATTTGAGCGTTTTCTCTTCCTTCTTCGTACACTTTAAGCATTGGCTGAAAGTGAATCTCAGCGTTTTTAAATCTAGCAGAGTACCCGCACTGCTTAGCCAACTTGTTAATCATTTCCATGTCGGTAAGCCCAGCTTGAGATATTTGAGGATATACGCGTGGGTGCGGGGCTACTCGGTATGCAAAGTTGTTGCGTTTTGCAATTTCAATAACAATTTCAGAAGCAGTTCGATTTTTATAGGTTGTTTGAGAAGTCTGCTTTAAGTAGTACGATGCTCCAATAAAGTGAACTTCTACATAGTTTTTTCCAGGAGTGAGGTTAGGCTTAATGTGGTGCACGTACCCACTAAAAGTCTCTACATTGTTATCGCCCTGAAGGGTGAACCGCATAGGAGTTCCCGGACGAACGTTGTTGTAGGCAGGGTTCCAGTCACGAAACTTGAATGTTGCAAAATCGTGCTTGTATCTAGACTGCCAAAAGTTCATCTCTAGAACTTGCACAAGTTCTTCGTCTGCGTTTGGAAACTCAACACTTACAAAGTTATACATTTGGTATCCTCAACACCTGTCCTGGCCGTATATTGTCTGGGTCAGAGATATCAGGATTGTGGTCAAGAATTGTCCACCACATGTCAGGGCGGTCGTAGTATCGCTGAGCGATGCTATCTAGTCTTTCTCCCTCGATGTAGGTGTGCTCTAGGTAAGAAAAAGTTCCTAATTCGTCAAAACTGTAAAACACAACAGCGTTTGCATCAGCATCCTGTGAGGTAGAAACGAAGTCAACAACAGAGTATTCGTATCTAGATCCTTGAAAGATTCCCATGGTTCTCCTACTTAGTTGGGGCTACTGGAGCCGCTGTACCGTCGCTTGCAATACCCGCAGATGCCATCAAGTTCATTGAGATCTGAACGTCTGTGCGGAATGGGGTCATATCTTGGCTAAAAGCTAAGTGATTAACAGTCAATCCGTTAATGTACCCAATGTATGAAGATGGACCAATGTCTACTCGAAGAAGCGTTGCAGACAAATAACCAATATCAGAAGTGTTTCTTCCACTGATGCTCTTCCAGTTAGGTCCGTTTACCGCTTTGTAGATGTATTCAATATCAGCCAGAGTGCCTAGTTCTAAAAGTTCTCTGATCTTATCTCGCATACTTTCACCGGGAACTAAAGAGAACCCAGTAGAGTAATACTGCGCCATTTGATCGATTGCTGGACCCTCTGTTGAAGCAGCCAAGATACCTGCAAGAGTAGTTGTGTTTACTGAACCTGAACTTCCAGCAACCGCTAAAGATGCTGGAGAAATAAGGTTCAAAGAAGACGCGTAGTCTTTTTTAAGCAAGTTTCGTAAACAAGTAAAGTCGTTTGTTCTATCAACTCTGATTGTAAAACTGATGGTTTCTCCGCTAGGGAAGGCTCCAGCTACACCTACGAAACGATCCGCTGGTGTAGGAGTAACTTCTGTGTTTAAAGAAACAGATGTAGAAAACGTTTCTGGGTTCCATAAGAACTGGAATCCGTACTTTCGGTCATCTCCATCGATCTGATTTTTTGGATTACCCTTAACGTTACTTGCGTAACTGTTTTTGGTGTTTGCATACCACCATAGACGACCGCGTCGGTATCTTTCATCTACCGTACCCAACTTAGGGTTCAACGGATCGACATACACATCTGGGTGCATATCTATCGCACGAACTGGCAAACTCCACTTGTGTGGTGGAAGGTTCCAGCGGTAGTTTAAAGGTTCTGTAGGAGGTTGCTTATCAGCATCTACCTTAGGCTTCTTCTTAAGAGCCGCCGCCGCTTTAGCAGCAGCCTTTTGTGCTTCTGCTTCTTTTTTAGCTCTAGCAGCCGCTCCGCGCTTTAAGCGTTCGGTCTCTCCCGGAATTCTAGCAATTCGTGCTCGTTCTCTTTCAGAGGCCGCTGCTGCTGCGCGAGCAGAGTCCGGGCTACTGGTTACGATGTTCTGAGACATTATCGGTTTACCGCCTTTTCACGAATATTATCATCTGACAAAACACGACGAACTTCGTTAGCAATTGCTTTTACATCAGATGCAGAGTTCTCTGGCATATTAAATGTAATTGTAACTCCACCGTAGTTAATAGTCTGAGCTTCGCTGTGGCTTTTGTTAAACATTCCATACGAAGTAGCAGATGTAGGACCTTCTCCGCCCATAGGTTGCAAAATTAAATTTCCAGCGCCTTTTTTTAAAGTCAAACTGTCACCGCTAGAAGGAACCGCGCCTCCAGTTAAAGTATTGGCGTTTGCTCCAGATAGATACGACATAGGATCTAACTTGTTTCCACCCTTGCGAACTTCAAAGTGCAGGTGTGGACCAGTAGATGAGCCAGAGTTACCGCTGTAACCAACAAGATCTCCAGCCTTAACCCTAGTGCCACCTTCAACTAATTTACGGCTTAGGTGACCAAAGAAGTTTTCAGCGCCATCTGAGTTTGATGTTTTAATGTAATTTCCAAAACCAGGTGCGTCATACCCAGTAGGCTCTACTACTCCGTCAGTAACCGCGTATACAGGAGTTCCTTCTGGAACACCGTAGTCAACACCTCCGTGAGGTTTTCCGTAAGAAGGGCTCTTCTGACCGTTGTTAAATGTAAGGTGACGGATCTTTCCAAACTCACTTGTAATTGGAGGCTTTCCAGAAAGAGGGTAAACCATTCCAAGAGAGGCCTCCGCAACATCATCGCTTCCTCCGCCCTCGCCATAAGGATTCATGATAGATGCCGCTCCGCCAGCTACCGATCCAGCAATTGCAGCGTATGGGTTTTTAGTCGCAGCAAGTGTCGTTAACCCGCCTTGTAAAGTGTCAAAAGCAACGTTACCGCCAGTACGCAACCAGTCTGGTACATCCGCTTTATTTAAATAGTTTTGTAAAACTTCCATTCCGCCGTACACAGCAGCGCCGCTAAGAAATCTTCCGCCAAATTTCTTAAGCCCACCCCATACGGATTTTCCAACAGACTTAACGCCAGTACCTAGTTTTCCAAAAGCTTTTCCACCAAATAAACTTCCAGCAAAACTTCCAAGCAATCCTCCAGCCATACCAAGACCAGTTGCTCCTGCTCCATTTCCAGAAGTTGCAATGGTGTCTAAGAAGCCTTTTGATTCAAGAACTTTACGGAAAGCGTCTCCCATAATTCCAGCATCTCTAGCAAGATCAGCAACTTTATTACTTGCAGTAGCCAATAGTTCGTTGGCTTTTTCAAAACCTTTAAGGGTTGCTGGAGCAACTGCTTGAATTGCGTTAAGAGATGCGGCATTTCTGTCGCTCATAGAGGTAACAGCGCTAGTAGTTGCCCCAGATTTGTCTAACGATTCTTTTGTAAATGACCCTCCACCAGCCTTCTGGTAAAGAGCAGAAATAACACCTTGGCGAAGAACGGGGTCATTACCAAAGTACTGATCCATCATAGAAGCAAGAGCATTACCTGGTTGTAAAGAAAGAGACAAGTCTTGCTTAGTAATCTTGCTTGAGCCACTCTTTTGGCTATTAATATTTTTCCAAAGGTCGTTAGCGATGTCTTCAAAACTACGTTGTAGTCCGTCAGATCCTCGAACGTTAACGCCAATCATGCGGAGCATGTTTACGTTTCGACCTTGGTTAAGTGCGGCCATCGCTTGCATACCGCCAGATACACCGACTCCTGGCATAAGGTTAGAAATGGTTGCAGCACTTTGTGCAATAGAGCTAAAGTTTTTAAGTCCCGGCATTAAGCCTTGGGTAGCGCCAATCATAGAGGCGCGAGCAGCGTCTAGAGGGTCAGTAGTTGTTCCCTGACGTGCCATCTGTAACTGTGTAGCATTGGCGTTTGCTCCACCATAGAAACCAAAACGCGAGCGCAGTAAGTCTTGTTCAAAAGATTGCTGAACAGTTGGCATCGCTTGCATAGCCATGCCGCCGACTTTTAGAGCGCCTTGAAGGATCTTTAATCCTAGGCTTGGACCGCCTCCACCGCTCTTACTTCCGTCGTTTTCTTCAGCTGTGTTGGTTCCAGTAGATTGTCCAAAACTTGAACCTAAAAGATTTCCAGAGCCACCACCGGGAAATGCTCCCTTTAAATTCTTAGAGATTTCTTCTGAGAGCTTTTTAGTTTTTTCTAGTTCCGCATTGAGGGTTTTAAATGCAGACGTCAGGTCAGCAACGAGTTCGGTCTTACGGCTAAAAATTCCGCCGCCACCACCGACACCCATTGCTGATCCAGTATCTTTAGCCACAGTTATCTCCTACGTCCAGATCTTTCGATCCAATTTTTGCGTTCACGAAATGACAATGATCGGATATCCGTCAAAGTCCATCCAGTAAAGTGCCGAGTTAGTGCTTCAAATTGGTCCAAAAGATTTACGTAGTCCTCGTCTTTATACTCGAAACAACGCTGCTAAGGTCAACGGCATAGGAATATCCTCGCCGCATGCCTCGCAAGCCTTCTTCACCTCCCCAAGGCGTGGGCCTGGGTTACGTTCTAGAATTTGTTGCACGAGTATTTCACGATCTTTCCAGCTGAGCTTTAGCACTGATGTTGCTCCCATAGAAGGGCTTCCACCAATAGATGCTATGCACCCAGACAGTAAAATTGTATTCAATTCTGCTGCTGTTTTGTCGGAATTCTCAAGCAGTCTTCGTTGTGTAAGACCAGTTGGTAGACCAACAATTACAGTTCCAAGTTTTGACTGGTACTCCCATAGTCGATCTTCTACAGGATCTTCCAAAGTCTTAACTGGAATATCGTTATCTAAGTCCAAAATAATGGACTGTTCTGCTGAGCAAGTCGGGCATGACCCAGAAAACTCAATGTTTTTACCAAACGTTGCTTTACGAACTCCAATAAGGATCGCGTCTCGGTCTCCTGAAAGCAACGTATCTAAATCTTCTTTAGATGTTGACTCCATACCAAGGCTTACAAGTCCTCGTTGTAGCATCGTGTTAAGGGCACGTCCAGTACTTCCAGAACGAGCAATTGCTTCCTCGTCTGCACCGTTTAGTTCACGTACTTCTGCGTACTTAACTAAGGCGCCTTCCCGGTTAATAAATCCTCCGGGAAGGGCGACCTCAGTATCAGACGGTGCCTGAGTAGTGATTGCTACTACAGGCTCCGCTGTAAACTGCTTTGCGGCTTGTGCTAGGGATGATGGATCAGAGAGCATAGGCTCGGTCACGATTAATTCTCCTTATAAAGTTAGATTATGCGCTTGCTAGTGGCTTGAAGTCTTTATCAGTATAGAACACAGACAGACCTTCGTGTACAACGCCCATGGTTTCAACCATAAGGTTGTTTCCACCTGCATCTAGGTCAGAGTAGTTAAGAGTTGAGATCCATGCGTTGTGTACATGGAAACCCATCTTAGGAACGTTAGAACCGCCCTCACCAGTGGTTGTAGCAGTTGCGTTGCTAGCTGCTGGGTGATCCAAGACGTAAATCTTGATATCGCAACGGAAGTCGTTCTCGCCTAGGGCGATTCCGTCTCCTGCTGCTGCAGCGAACAGGTGCTTCATCCAGTTGATTGCCTGATCGTTCTTGTAGATAACTCCACGGTTAAATGAAATTGGGTTGAATGTTGTCATTCCAGGTACTTGGTGAATAGTGGTGTTGTATCCACCTTCACGGTACGCAATGCTCTGAGTGTTAATACCAAGACCAGAGATCTGAGTAAAACCACCGCTGAAGCCAGTGATCTTTGAGCTTACCTTACTGCCCTGTTGTGGAGCAAGGAACTCTGCGTAGAACCGAAACGAACGAAGTGGATCGGTCGCCACGCTTGAGAAGCGATTGATTACGCTATCTGTTGCCATTTTTTATTTGTCTCCTTTACGCCACAGTAACGGTGGTGCCACCGTCAAACTGGCCGATCTTGATGATTATGAACTCTGCTGGACGTTGTAGAGCAACACCAACTTCGATGTTTACCTGACCAGCGTCGATAGATGATTGTGGGTTGAGCTCAGTATCGCACTTAACGTAGAACGCTTGGCTTGGCACTGCTCCACGTAGACCACCTTGACGCCAGAAGTCTGTTAGAAGACCTTCTAGAGTTGCGGTTAGTCGACGCCACAAAACTGCATCGTTAGGCTCAAAGATAGCGAACTGGCTTAGCTCTGAGAGCGCCTTACGCAAGTAGATGAGGGTACGACGTACAGGAACATACTTAGAAATGTATGAACCATCTAGAGTGCGAGAGCCCATAACTACAATTCCTGAACCAGGTACAAACTTGATTGCGTTAACTGCAGCAGAGTTGCTGTTTAGGCTGTCAAGTTCTGAGTTAGTTAGAGCCGCTACTGAAACAGCGCCTCCAACACGGGCTGAAAGACCAGCAGGTGCCTTGAACACTCCACGAGAAGCGTCTGTAGCAAGGTAAAGACCAACAACCGCTCCGCCAGGGTTTGCAAGTGTTGTAATTCCCTGTGTGGTTACTGATGGGTCCTTAATTACGATCTGTGGGTAATATACAGCAGCATAAGAAGTTGCTGTATATGAATCCGCTGTTGTGATCTGGTTTGCTGCTGATCCAGAAATTGGGTCAATAACAACAAATACATCTCCACGGTTTTCAGCGTAGCTAGTGATTAGGTTAACCGCTGTAGCATCTGTAACACCAGGCGCGTTTAGAACAAGCGAGCTTGGGATTACATCAAAAGCGTCAACAGCAGCAGAGATGTCAGAAGCATCAACGGCTGCGCCGTCAGTTCCTGCTGCTAAATCTGCGTTAGTGATTGTTACTGGTAGACGTGTTGCTCCAGTAGCGTTAGACCCTTCATCAACAGCTGATAGGTACTTAGACTGTGAGTTGATGACAGAAATTAAATAACGGTCATCTGTGGCTGTCATAGTTAGGTCTGTAAAACGCTCAACAATGTTAGTTGAAGCATCTCCGCCGTAGTAGACAGTTAGGTCAACTGCTCCTGCTGTATTAGCATTAGCAATTGTTACGTTGATGTTGTTACCCCATGCTCCAACGTTCTTAGCGTTTAGAGTTAGAGTTCCATCAGGTGAAACAGCGCGATCTGTAAAGCTACGTGTTGCTGTATCAGCAGCCACGTCAACTACGCGCTTAAAGTACGCTTGACTTCCTCCGTTTGAGAAGAAGAGAAGAGCAGCTACGTGCACTGCCTTGTTAGAAGTCCAACCTCCATAGAGGTTTACGTATTGACTCCAGGATGTAACCAGAGTGGGATCAACTGGGCCACGATCCATAGAGCCAATAAATGCAGCGACTGACTGCGAGGTTGTGCTTTGAGCTGGTGGTACTAGGTTGAGGGATTCCGCAACATAGACACCAGGACGAAGGTATCCAGCCATTTATATATCTCCTTTGAGAGTTTCTAGGGTTGTCATTTTTTATACCGATTCGAATCCCGATGGGATGGTGGCAGGTGTTGTTTCGAGGTTTACTGTTTCCACAAGAGGTGTCGCTTGTGCTGCCTGATAAGGCGTCATTTCGCTAACCACTCTGATACTAAAGACGTTTCTGAAGAGACGTCTTCCATCCTCGATGGAGTCGCGTTTTACGAACCCTTCGAGAAACATATGTCGAGCAACTGTTCCAACCCCATTGTCTTGTGGGATGAGAAGGTGCCCATACTTACCTGGTATTTTTTCGTTTAACATTGAAAACATAATGCTTCGGTCATGTCGAGGATGACGAGCGTAAGAACTTACTTGATAGAACAGATCGTAAGTTGTTGGAGCGTAGTAGGAGTACGCATCAGTATTACTAGGGGCTTGTGTGCCACGGTTGGTGTTGTCCAACCAAAAGCCAGAACTCTGTCGATCGTTTGCTGGTTGAATGTCGTAAAGGTCAATAACCATATATGGGTAGTCCTGTGTACGGATTTCAACGTCAGGAAATCCAAACCAAACCTTTACAGGTCGAGATGGATTCTTTAGATCCGATACCGAGATTCCCTGTAGGTGAGACTTTAGCGCCTTGTCTTCTGCAAATAAAAAGGCGTCATCTGAAATTGTCATGGAAGGATTCCTTCCGAAAATAGGAAGTCTATAGCCTCTTGCCCAATTGCAGTCTCAAGTTGCTTTTGAGACTCATTTAGAAATGGACGGACTACAGCATTTGGGCTTAGTCGAGGAGAGCCATACTCTGATTCAAAAATGTTATCTTCTTGCACAGATTCGTAAGAAAGATTAATCAAGCCATCTTTAGCAGATATGCGGACTACTTGATTCCAGTCTGCATTAGCCATGCGTTCTTGAAGATCACCGTCCAACTCATCAGAAAGTCTTTCGGCAAGGCGAGGCGCTCTGTTTAAAAAGTCACTCACTTATTTTTCTTTTTCTCTGCCTTTTTGATGCCGTACATATACCCAAGTCCGACAGCGGCTAACGCTAAGGCTGAATCTTTTGCGTCAGGAGCTTGATCTGTTATGCCACGAATGAAATCGACCTCTGTAGGGCCGTCTAACCATTCAGGTCTATTAGACATAGCAGTCTCCAATCGGAATTCGCAGGTACATCACGCAAAAGGGCAAAGCCACTCCCCGCATGGGAGTTGATCCAATGGTAAATGAAAAAGCCCCCTTTGTGGGGGCTAAGTCATTACTTCTTCTTTTTCTCTCGCTTGTCCTCTGCCTTTTCGCCTTTCTTGCCTTCCTTGGCTTCATGGCGCTTTTCAGCTGACTTAATCTTCTTTACAATCTTCTCGTCAATCTTACGATCAGCAGTCTGGGTCTCTGGCTTGTTTCGCTTGCCATGAGCCTTATCCATCTTTTCAAACTTTGCTTTCTCTTCTTTGTCTAAGCCTTTAGTGGTCTTAGCGTCCTGCTTCTTGTCGTTCTTCTCGTTATACGGCATGCGCTTCATTACTTGCCCTTCTTGTTAACTAGTCCATCATTTTTTTTGTTCATCAAACCTTTTTTAGACATACCCGCCTCAGACATTGCTATGGCTACGGCTTGCTTCTTTGACTTAACCACAGGGGCTCTTTGGACCTTTTGGATCTTTTCCAGAATGAAGCGTTCCAGCCTTGTACTCTTTCATAACTTTTGCGACCTTTTTAGGGCCTTTAGTTGTTGCCATTAATGTATCTCATTCGCGTAGTCTTGGAACTGTTCATCATTGACCAGTTCATCTGGCATTACCTGAATCATACGTACCTTAATAAGGGTACCTCGATCGTCCAAGTAACCGTCTGGCTGTACGCCGTATGGACGGTAGACCTGTTCTTTCCAAACACAACGATACCTATTTGCTTCAGAAATCTTAGCCTTGAACGAACCACGCGTTTCAAATAACTCGGGGCTTACTTCTTGTAGGTCATCAATGTTAAGAGTGAAGTCCAAAGTATCGGCTGCGTAGTAACCGCGCTCGCTTGCCCTGACTTCTCCTTGGTTCCAGTTAGCGCTAATAACGTGAAGGCTCTTTGGACCTTTCCATACACGACCGCCAGAAATAGACTCTACGTCGTATACAGGGTCTAAGTTAATGCTGGTCTTGTCGTACTCCCACCAGTCAGCAAATGTTCCTACAGGGTTTGTTACATCCCAAGTAATACCGTCGCCAATAGCATTGAGTTCAAATTCAGTGGTAAAACGGCCACCGGGTGCGTGGGCTCTCATGACTCCCCCTTAACTCTTATAGAACATAAGGTTACGCTGCAATCGCTCATCTGTCGGGTTGAGCTCGACTGCCTTCATCCCGTGCTCAAGAGCAGTAGATGTTTCACCCAAGTTATACGCCGATATAGCCGCGTAGTCGTGTGGAGCATAACCCCATGCAAACTCCTCACATAGGTACTCCAAAGGCTTTTCCTTAATCTCTAAGGCTGAGGTTGCGTAGTGAAAACAGCGCTCCCAATTAGCGTTCTCGTAGTAGTACTGGGCCAAGTCAACCTGTGCCTCTCTACGATCTGGAGCTTCATCTACTGCTTTAAGAAGCCACGCCTCACGTTCCTGCCCACTAGACATCTTGGCAATGTAGCGCATAGAAGCAGCACGCTCAGGCTTCCACACAGCTCTAGGCAAACTTAAGTGGCGCTTAAACTCTTCAATAGATTCTTCCACCTTGCCGTAAAAGAAAAGTTCACGGGCGTAGTAAAAAGCGTTTCTGTCATCTGACTGATCTTCTTTAACAGACTGCGCTAGCAACGGCATGTACTGAGATCTAGGCTTTGTAGGATCTGCGTGATGATGAATCTCTAGTTCAATCCAGTTTTGTATTTCGGCTATGCGGTCAGTAACCATAACCTCATGGACAGGGTGCTTCCATCGGTAGCCATGTCTAGAGTGAATCTTGTCTCCGCCATATTGTAGACCGGGAGTTCCGTCCTCGTTCCAGTTCCACGTGTACTTATAGCGTGGTCTGGTTGTTTGTGTTGGTACGGCTTCTAGGGCTTCACGCCATCCCTCAATTAAAACTTCGTCCATATCAAGGGCAATACAGTAATCAATATCGTTCGGGATACAAGCAAGAGATGCGTTACGTGCGTCATCAAACCGCCACGGTTTGATTGAGATATCTACTACATTAATCCCAAGACTTTTAGCGAGGGCAACAGTGCCATCAGTAGAACCAGTGTCAGCAATAAGTAGGTAGTCAGCTTCTTTAGCAGAGTTGTACCACTTTTCTACGAACTGTTTTTCGTTTAGGGCAATTGTGTAGACGGCTATTTTCATAGCGTCAGTTTAGCCTATTCGTCGATTGAGTCGGGAGCGACTATGTCGTGCCCAATAACTTCGCCAGTATCGGCGTTCTTTACCTCAAAAGTTTCAAAGCCACGAGCGTCTACTCCAAGACTTGTCTTAACTACGTTCATTATGAGAACCTCGCCCAATATCCGTTAGATGTATTAACCAAAGGTACAGCAGATGAAGGCAGAGATGTTTGCGAGTCAAGATAGCCACGCATAACAGGGCTCAACGCGTTCAACGCTGCTGGTGGGTAACCGAATGCCAGGTAAGCAGTTCCGGGTGTTGTTGCTACAACAAGGATTGCAAATCCATAGCGCTGACCAGCAACAAAGGTTACTGGAGTGGTTAGGTTACGAGAGTAAACAGTGTTACGTGTTCCAAAGATTGTTGCATCATTTGCTGTTGATGAAAGCAGTGTTGCTGTCGTGTCATCAAAACTGTACACGCCCATAATAATTGTTGTTGCACCCGTTGTTGCTGTACCAGCAGAGGCAACCGCAACAGAGGTTGCTGTATGAGTGTGCATAGGTGAGAAGAATGTCCAGTAGACAGTTCCGCTTGTAAATGTTGCAGAACGGTTGTCATAGCGTGGTGCTACATCGATAACCTGATCTGATACTTCAAAGGCTGCTGAGACATGCTCTACAAGAGCAACAGTTCCGCTAGCATCTTGAATGGTTACAGTTCTATCGGCTGTTGGATCGTCTACGCTCAAAGTAGTTTCAAACGCATTTGCTGTAGCGCCTTCAAATACAAGACTAGAGCCAAGGTTTAGACCAGTAAATGTTGGAGCAGATAATGTTCCACCTAGAGATACAACGTCTGTTCCGATAGTAATCGAGGAGTTAGCCAACTTAGCATTAGTAACGTTTGCGTCAACAATCTTCCCAGTTGTTACAGAAAGATCGGCGGGAGTTCTTACATCAGAAAGGCGAGTGTCAGTTCCGTAAACTACTTGTGATGTAGACGCATCTCCAGTTGCTGGAATGTCCTTAACAGAAGATGTTCCAAGACCAGTTACCTGAGTGTTAGCAATAGAAAGAGTAGTTTGGTCAATACCCAGTACAGCAGCCGTAGATGTACCAGTATTAGTAACTGGACCAGTAACAGAGATTACGCCTGAAGGACCTGTAGGTCCTGTAGGTCCTGTAACCATACTGTCCGCACCTGTTGGACCTGTTGCGCCTGTAGGTCCTGTTGGACCTGTTGCTCCAACAATTTGTCCAGCGCTGTACCAAGAGGTACCGTTCCAAACATACACATCGCCATCTGCATCAACAATGTAAGCATCGTTAACATCATTGCCAGTAGATGGGAGTGAAGCAACATCTGCAACGCTACCAATTAAAGTAATTGGAACACCTTGCGGACCTGTTGCTCCCGTAGGACCTGTAGGTCCTGTTACTGTTGAATCTGCACCAGTAGGTCCGGTTGGACCAGTAGGTCCGGTTGGACCTGTGACTGTTGATGGTTCAGTAGAAACTGGACCAGTAGGGCCCGTTGGGCCAGTAGGTCCGGTTGGACCAGTAGCTCCTGTAGGACCAGTAGGTCCTTGAGGAATTGCAAAATTAAATACAGCTGCAGAAGAAGTTCCAGAGTTAGAAATTGCAGCAGAAGAACCTGGCGCACCAGTTGTTACTGTTCCAACAGTTAATGTTGAACTTGGACCAGTAGGCCCTGTTACACCAGAAGAATAAGCAAGTGAGTTCCAAACTTGAGTACCGTTACCGACTTTAAAACGACCAGTATCGTACTCGTAGCCAACCTCACCTTGTGAAAGAAGCGGGTTTGCGCTTGCCCAGTTAGCCGCAGTATCGCGTCTGTGTTGAATCTTTACAGCCATTAACCGCTCACATTCCCTGCGTCAATTGTTGGTGCACCACCATAAATTGTAGTTGCTCCACCGCCGTCTATGTTCTGAAAGATAGGACCAGTTGGGCCAGTGCTTCCAGTCGGACCTGTTGGTCCTGTAGATCCTGTAGGACCAAGAGGACCTGTAGGTCCCTGAGATCCAGTCGGTCCAGTAAATCCTTGGATACCCTGCGGCCCAGTTGGACCAGTTGGCCCGATCGGTCCTGTAGGACCAGTCTCACCTTGGGCTTCATTGATGCGCCAAACAGAACCATCCCAATACCAAGTTTGGTTACCTACTGTGAACAGTTCGTTCAGGGCAGGAGAGTTTGGGAAGTCGATAGGCATAGCTGTCAGTATAAAGCATTTGAGAACGTATGTTCTTCTAAAAATGAAGGACTAAGTCACTTGAATGGTAGAGTTGTGCCATGAGAAAGCCTTTACCAATATTAAAGTACGAGTCAGCCCATTCCGATATAGATCCTAATATGGTTAGACCAGCTAAGGCTACTATCTCAAAATGGTTTAAGGACACCCCAAAGTGGCTTAGCCCATTCCCGCCTAGGTCCGCTCAAGAGGCTGTGCCCACAGTAAAAATGTGCACACCTTTTTTAGAGGCTATGGCTTTGGGGTATTTAATCCATTTGCCTATGGACTTGGTTGTTTCCATAGAAAATAATGTTCAGCACCTTTCTTGGAGAATAGGTGGAGATTTAGTTGGGGTTAGAGAAGAAGATAAAATTTCTTATCTACCTTCTCCAATTGGGTGCTCACCTACGCATTACACGTGGAAGCTACCTTTATCTTTTTCAGTCCCTGTAGGGTACAGCGTTCTTTACACTCAACCTTTTAATAGACCAGAACTGCCTTTTGTAACTTTAAGCGGAGTTATAGACGGACCTTTTGTCACTTCAGCTGGTGGAAGCATTCCTTTTTATCTTAAAAAAGATTTTGAAGGAGTAATACCGCAAGGAACACCCTTAGCTCAACTAGTTCCTTTTAAAAACGAAAACTGGGAAGCCAAAGAAACTAAAGGATTAATCCAAGAAGGTGAACAAAACAGTCGTAAAAGTAAAGCTGTTTTATCTGGATGGTACAAATCAGCCTATTGGAAGAAAAAATCTTTTAATTAGGCTTTGGTTGATCGTGTAGCCACGTAACAACCGCGTACTTAGTTCCAGTTTTTACTGGGTGCGCTATGTGGCGGTACGCGTAACTTGCAGGGAACAACATTAAGGTACCAGCCTTAGGTTTAATTTTTATTCCAAAATTAACAAACTCAATTTCTCCGCCAGTGTAGTCATCGTTTAAGTACAAAATTGGAGATATAGATCTATGAGTGGCTGTTCCGCCATCGTAGTGGGCTTTATACTCTTGACCTGTTTGGTACTTAAGAAGGTTAAACTCTTCGACAAAAAATATGGACTCTGTTATACCTAGTGATTCGGTGTATCCATTCACAGCCGAGTAAGTTAGTTCAAAAAATCTATTATTTAAAATTCGTATGCTTTCATCTACTGGCGCGTAAGTTGAAATTGATAAGTGGCTATTGGTGCGGACATCTTCAGCAATCCTTTCCGTACCCGGAGTTTCTCCTCTAACACCAGCAGGCTTAAACTTAACTGATGATTCTGGATCAGATGTAACTCTCTCAATTGCATCAATAGTGGCTTGGGGAGAGTCCCAAACATTTTCGTATGCCGCAATGCAGCCCGCGTACACTGTAGTAGGTTCTATCGAAGAAGGTAGGATGTACATTTTTTTCCTTTACTTGTAGGACTTTTTAATCCAAAATTGTGATTGGTAAGATCGTACTAGTTTTGACATTATCATAAAACGTTCTTTTTCAGACTTCTCAAAAGAAAAAGGTTCTTTAACTTCATGCTCCCAGTTCTGTCTTATAAAAGGCATAACCTGAGCAATAGGAGTCCCTTTTTCTATAATACCTTCAAAGTTATCTTTAATGTATAGGTTAGCCACCAATGGTCGTATTGATGTGTCAGTGTCTATAACCCCAGATAAAGTTAAAAATGGAAGGTCGTATCGGTTAAAAGGATGAGTTACTAAAACGCTAGATCCTTTTGGCGTTTTTATTCTTGGGTATAGCGCAACTCTCCAAACATCTTTTGCGTAGTTTTCAGGAATAGGTATTCCAGAACTTCTATGCGGAGGAGTATCTATATCAAAAGTTGCACCATTTGATCGGTTAACGCCCCAAAAAACATGGGTAGATCCGTTAACTTTTCTAATTTCTATGTCTTGTGGGAGTAGCATCATGTAGCCACTAGTCATAGCATCTACAAAAGGCATGCACTTTTTTACAGTAGATCGGTCTCTGGTGCTACCAATATGCTGTTCAATAGGAACTTCTGGTGGTATTTTTTTAAACCAATCTGGTAAAACTTGATAGGCTGGCTTAGGAGGATCCTCAGTCGCATAAATTTCTGGTGTCGCAGCTATAAACTCAATCTTTTTTGCCATGAGCAGAGCATACACCTAAAAAATTAAGGGAGAGTAAACGACCCTGTAGAGGCTCCGACGTCTAGAACGAGCGTTCCCGCTTTCCAGATACGAAGTCCGCCTTGGTTTTGACCCTTACCTCGGTTAGCGTCTCCAAAGTAAGTGCTTCCACCTAGATCTGTTGCACCACTGATACCGCTGTTAGCTGCTCCGCCACCTTGGTTGTACAAAACATTTACGTTAGTTCCTAAGCCTGATGGGATGGATATCCAACCCGATCCGCCGCCGCCCGGAGTGCCGCCTTGGCCCTGCTGATCGCAAGCACCTCCGCCACCGCCGTAGTAGCCACCGCCACCGCCAGCGCCCCAAGAACATCCGTAACCACCCGTGTGACCAGAGCCTGAACTGTAGCCGCCTCCAGGACCTGACGTAGTGGCACCGCCTCCTACAGGAGAGCCAAATGGATCAACAGCAGTTCCGCCGTTACCGTTCATAGCTCCGCCATTTCCAGCCCAGTCGCTGTAATAACATCCACCACCGCCACCGCCTACAGCAGCTGCAATGTTGTCCCATCCGCTAGAACCTGGGTAAGTAATCCATGTTCCTCCACCACCTGCGCCAGCTGGACCAGGTGAACCGCCACCACCGCCAGGAGAACCTGGTGTAGTACCAGAAGCTGCGCCACCAACTACATACCCAATAACTTTTCCTGGGCTAGAGTCCATGGTGAAGACGCCGCATCCTCCGTGGCCTGTTCGACCCTGCTCAGAGTTTGGGTACGATCCTCCGCCACCCATAAGTGCAATCTGGTATGAAACTGCCAAAGTAACAGTATGAGAGATAGAAGGGCTAGTAGTAGTTCTTCCGTTAACGTCTGTTGCATTAATTGTGTATGTATAAGTACCACTAGTGTTAGCCGTTCCAGACAACACTCCAGCCGTTGATAAAGATAGCCCAGTAGGAACAGACCCACTAGCTAACGTGTAAGTAGGGTTATCTCCAGAGTCGTCAGACGCGACAAACGTATATGAATACCCAGTTGCGTTGGCAGTAGTAATTGCAGTAGGACTAAAAGTTGTCCAAACAGGGGCCAACGGTCCCTTAATAACTCTCTGTCCTTGAGGGCCATAAGCGCCTCTTCCACTTGCTCTAAAAGGCATTTATTACTCCTTAGAAGTTCTGGTTAGCTGATGCGTATACAATCCAAGCGCCAGCGTTTGTACGATGGAACGAGAATGTAAAGATATCAATCTTACCGGCACCATTTGTGCCTGTTGGAGTTAGGCTGTTAGCCCAACGAATAGTTTGACCAGCGCCATTAATGTTAACAGTCGATGGGATACGACCGGTAGCACCTTGAGTAACAAAAACGTTTGTAGTCATGATGAAGTTGTTATCTGTAGGAACGTTTGTGAAGTTAAACGTCATGTTACCAGTAGGAGCAGAGGCAATGTAGAATACGTTATCAGCAGTCCAGTCAAGTGTTACAGCGTTAGATCCATCAAGAGTAACGTTTCCTACTTCTTCACGAAGTTCACCGATTGTGGTTGTACCAGTGCTTGTAATTCCACCGTTAAATGTAGCTGCACCAGTAAATGTTGAAGTGCTGGTTACTGCTAAAGTTCCCTGTGTAGAAACGTTACCAGTTGTTGCGTTAACAGTGAATTGGTTTGTGTTGATTGCGATATTAGACGCAGCTCCACCAGTAATGGTTGAAGAGAAGGTCGCTGCTGCTGCGGTTAGATTTCCTACACGTACAGCATCGTAAACAAGGCCTGCTTGAGCGTAATCAACTGTGGTTTCTGGCTTGACAATAATGTTAGAAGCAAGCTTCCAAGTGCTATCTGTAGCATCCTTTGACCAAGTGTTGTAGCGAGTACGGATAGGGTCTGCAACAAGTGCTGAAGATACCGACTGATTAACAACAGATGTACCAGTTGGGCTTACAGCCGTAGAGGAGACGTTTGTTGTTGTCTTAGCATAAGAGAAGGTGTTGCTTGTTACGGCAGTAATTGTGTAAGTACCGTTAAATGTTGAATCAACGTTAGTTACAACTACAGTTTCACCAACAAGGTAAGGGTGAGTTGCAGTTGTTGTAAGTGTCGCTACGTTAGATACAAGAGCCTTATTGTTGATAGAGAATGTCTGATCACCAATACGTGCGCTCGGTACGTTAGTTGCTGTTTTAGCGTATGTAAATGATGTTGTGTTTGGAACAGTAGTAATTGTGTAGGTTCCGTTGAATGTAGAATCAATTGCGGCTACAACTACAGAGTCTCCAACTAAGAAGCCGTGAGCAACTTCTGTTTCTAGAGTTGCTACGTTAGATGTAAGAGCCTTGTTAACAACCTTACGGCTTGGCAAGAATCCAGATACTGTGTACTTACCTTCAACTACAATACCTAAATCGTTTGTAAGAGACGTTGACCCGTCACCAGTAAAGATGAATGGTGCTTCAACGGCAAGGTTAGCGGTACCTACCTGAGTACCTTCACCACCGAATACGATGTTACCTTGAATGTAAACATCACCTGAGATACCAACGCCACCAACAACAGTTAGCGCACCAGTAGTAGGTGATGTAGAAGGTGTTGCAATTTCAATGTGTACGTTAACACCTGGTGTGATTTCCATCTGAGTATTGTCAGATGCTAGACCGCCTGCCGCAAAAATAATCTTGTTCTGCGAGCCTGTGTCGCCAGTAGCAAACACCAAGTTACCTTGGTCGTCTCCACCTTCCGCGCCAACAACAAAAATGTAACCGTCACCCTTACCAGTGATTGTAAACTCTGGGTCAGAGAAGTTAGAGGATGTGATACCCATATCGATGTAACCAGAAGAGTCGGTTCCATTGTTTGAGTACGCAATAAAGTCGGTAGAAGCATTAGCATTTGTGCTACGGTTCTGGAAAGCAATCTGTGAGTAGTCGTTAAGGTTTGTATCAACTACAACAACTGGGTTAGTAAGTGATGCTAAGAAGTTGTTAGCGTTTGAACCAATTGGGAGAGTTGTAACTCCAGAAAAGTCTACAGTTCCGTTCACATCAAGGTCACCCGCGATATTTACGTTACCCGCGCTACCAATACCGCCTGCTACTACAAGAGCACCTGTTGTTGAAGAGGTTGACTCTGTTTCAATTTCAATGTGGACAGTCTCGTTTGGAATAATAATCATCTGTGTTGTTCCAGCGGTAAGACCGCCAGCGGCAAACACGATGTTGTTAGAAAGTCCAGTTTCTGTTGTTGCTAAAACAAGGTTACCGTCTCCAGCTGGAGCCCAAGTCAAGCCTGCTGGATCAAGGGCTGTTTCAGCTTCTGGAGAACCAGTGGTTGTAAAAGTGAATGTTACTGAGGTAGGTGCCCCAACAACTGTGCGCTTTCCATCATAGGCAGCACCAACGCCGGTTACTCGAACAACGTCTCCAGTTGTGTAACCATGTGGGAGTGAGGTGGTTAGTGTTGCAGTTCCAGCGAGGGTCTTCTTAGAAACAACATCGTATGTGTCTCCTTGAGGCGCTGACATGAATACGTAACCATCATGTGGGCCAGTGATTCCATAAGTCTCAGCATCAAAGTTGTTGCTGGTAATACCCATGTCAATCCAGCCGTTATCGTTTACGCCGTCTGCGGTGTATGCAATAAAGTCAGTTGATGCGTTAGCACCATTGTTTAGGTTAACGATTGGGAACTGAGCAAAGTCAGTTGTTGAGGCTGAGAACACAGACATAGCGTCTGTAAGACCAGCAGATGTTTCAAAGTTTACAGCACCTGTTCCTTGAGACCCACCTGTGTAAGTTTTAGTTAAACGAGTAGTGGCTGTCCAAAGAGAATCTGTACCGTCTGTAGATAAAAGTTTGTATGCTTGACCTGATTGGTTTGGCAGACCTTCTTGACCCAAAGCAAAGAGTACGGTGTTATCGTTTGGAAGAGCACCTGCTGGAGTAGCTGAAGTATGTTGAACAGTTACGATAAATGTACTTGTTCCGTCTGTTACAAGATCATTTACATAATAAAGAGTATTTTGAGTATAAGTTCCGCGCCAGTCAGCACCTTCAACAATCAAAGCCCAATATGTAGCGTTAGATGGTGCGTTACCTGTTGTAGCAGTATTGCTTTTATATGCGTAAAGGTTAGGGCCGTACTTAGCAATGTCATTGTACGAGTACTCTGCTGAATCAGTGTACGTACCTGTCCAATTAAAGCGAAGCTTTCCTAAATCTAGGATCTGTGCCATTACAATACCTCCAACAGTAGACGCCCGGTTTCTTGATCAAAGCTATAACGGAAGGTGTTGTAGCTCCACATCCAATTTAGATAACTGGTAGAGGTGACCTCAAATTCGTCGGGCAAACGAATCGGAGCATCACCGTTAATGATATCGATATATGCCTGGCCTGTCTCAGTATTTTGCTTTAGGCCATAAAACGCCTTATCTACAAGATCCTCAAGCGTTGAGGAAAATCCGTCATCAATATCTACTAGATCTTGTGCCATTACTTGATTGCCTCTCGTAGGTCAAGGGTTACATTTATAGCATCTTCAATAGGGCATTTAGCCTTGATTGAGTCCCCTATCTGAAGGACAATCTCAGCGCCAATCTTATTAGCGGTCTCATCGATTGAAACCTCTGCAACACGGGTGTCTCCAGCTACTTGAGGAAACACCATGTACTTAGACTTTAGAACTCGAGTCTTCGATACAAAGTAGTCGTTTTCGTCTACTTCACGGTAGACATATAGCTCTACTGGAAGAATAGTCCCAAGTGCGTTAGAGACTAGGACGGAGTTAAGACGAGTTTTGAATGTAGCTGTGAACAGAGTCACCAAGGAGTTCGCGGCTGTAATTTGCGCGGTTACGCCTTTGTTAAATCCTTTATCCGATACGAGCTTACTGCCCTGTATTTGCATGCCTGCCATTTGGTCTCCTATGCCGCCTGTTCAATTCCCTGAACAAAATAACGAACTCCAGCTGTGCCCGCTACCCAGATTTCATCTGTAGCGTTAATTCCAAAACGAATTGTTTCAAATACATTATAGCCTTCGAGTTCTACCTTGTAAGCGATTTGCGCCCATTTTGTTTCGTCAGAGTAATTAACAGACCCTTCAGGAATTACGTAAACGTACACTTCCGCATCAAGTAGTTCGTAGTTAGAAATAATTACTGAACACAGGTATGAAGCATCAGCAGTAAAAGCCAAAAGTCCATCTTCGTAAGTTGTACCTGTAGCGTCATCTACAACGCCAAGGTTTGCAATACCTGCCACGTTAAGCTCCTAACCACCATGCTAATGCAAGACTTGACGGTCCCGGTGGACCTTGAATACCTGTTGGACCAGTAATACCTTGAATACCTTGTGCACCTGTCGGACCAGTTGGTCCTAGAGGGGCCGATCCTGTCTCAACCCAGTATCCATCATAAAAGATAAATATTCCGCCTGTATTAGGATCAAACCACGCATCTCCTTCTACAGCCCCAGTTGGAGGAGTAGAAGACGTAGTTGTCCATGAGCCAGTAGGACCTGTCGAGCCAGTAGGTCCAGTTTCGCCTTGAGGCCCTGTAGCACCCGTCGCACCAGTGGCTCCAGTTGGTCCAACAATGTTTCCAACGTTTAACCAAGCGCTTGTATTTAAATCCCAAACATAAAGATCTCCACCAACTAAATAAGCATCGCCTTCGTTACCAGTTGGGTGAGCAGTTTGTAAATCACCAAGTGTTGAGTAAGAACCAAGGATTGTTACAGCAGTTCCTTGAGGTCCAGTAGAACCAGTTGGACCTGTAGGACCCGTTGGGCCTGTGTCGCCAGTTAAACCTGTAGAACCAGTTGGGCCAGTCTCACCAGTTAATCCTGTAGGACCAGTTTCTCCTTGTGGACCTGTAGGACCTGTGTCGCCTTGTGGACCTGTAGGACCAACTTCTCCAGTTGCACCAGTAGGACCAGTGTCTCCAGTTAAACCAGTTGCTCCAGTAGGTCCAGTTGGACCAGGCACTGTTGAGTCAGCACCAGATGCACCAGTAGGACCTGTTGATCCTGTAGCACCTGTTGCTCCGTGAGGACCCGTAGCACCAGTAGGACCTTGAACCATGATGTCCCAGTAAGGCCCACCGTGTACAGGTGTCTGACCATTACTTGGAGCAATAGCAATCCACAATGCGCCGTTTACATAAACGACATCATCTACTTGATAACTTGCTCCGTTGTCCCAAGGACCTAAAAAGTTATATGGCTCAGGGCCTTGCGGGCCTGTAGCACCCGTAGGTCCTGTTGGACCCGCTGATCCAGTCGCACCCGTAGGTCCAGCAACAGTTGATGCCGCACCAGTTGCACCTGTAGCACCCGTAGCTCCAGTAGGACCTTGGATAGTTCCAACATTTTCCCAAGAGTTTGTGTTGGTTGACCATACGTAAAGAGCACCGTTAATTAAATAACTGTCTCCAGCATTTCCTGTTGGATGTGCTGTTTGTAGTTCTACTAAAGAATTATATGAACCAAGAATTGTTACAGATGTACCAGCCGCACCTGTTGGACCCGTTGGTCCAGTTACGGTAGAAGCAGCTCCCGTAGCACCTGTAGGTCCAGTAGGTCCGACAGATCCTGTAGCACCAGTAGGGCCTGTAGAGCCCGTAGCACCTGTTACAGAGTTACCTTGAGGTCCTTGTAAACCTGTTGCGCCAGTAGGACCCACAGGTCCCGCAGGACCGCGAGTACCAGTTGGTCCAGTAGCACCAGTAGCACCTAAACTTCCAGCTGTTCCAGCAGGACCAGTTGCACCAGTTGCGCCAGTAGCACCCGTTGGGCCAGTAGCCCCTGTTGCGCCTTGCGGTCCAGTTGGTCCTTGCACACCTTGAGATCCACCAAGTACGGTTACAACTACAGGATCAGCAGGGGTGACAATAATCTCATCAGCCATAGTTACTGAGTTACCTCTTCACTAAGGAATACCTGACCACGAATGTAAGTCTTTCGGAAATCTGGATCGCTTAAAGATTCTGCTTGTAAATCCCAAAATGCTCTGCGTGGAATGTAACGAGACTTATCGCTTGGAAGTGACAGTCTTAGTTTCTTAGTTGGACCGTCTTCAATCGTAATAGTGAAGGTAGCCCAAATAGAAGGAGAATTTGGAAACGTTCTAATTTGTGATTTAAAGACAAGATCGTCAAAGTCTGTATCGTCTGGGAAATCAAACAGTGCGTACCAAGAGTCTCCCTGATTTAGAACAATGTCGTATACGCCAACGTTAGTTGGAGGAGGAGTGCGACCAATAACATCAATAGGAGTGTAGACGCGCTCTGGACGGCGTGCGTCATCAATCTCTTGTGGAACATACACTGGAACAAGCTTGTTAGTAGTACGGCTTGTGCGGCGGAGTATGCCCATCTCAATGCGCCAAAGACCAATGTTTAGAGCAGAAGATAACTGCTTGTATTGATCCCAACGCTGTTGAATCATTGTGGTCAACTGAGAAAAACGTTGATCACGAGGAATCGTTACTCCGTCTGGAGCAAGGATGTTAATATCAAATGCTGCGTCTGTAGCAAGCGCCCAGAGGCATTCGATAACTGACAGGATTACTAGAGGGTAGTCTTCTACAGCGGGTAGGTTTGCAAGGGTGGTTGCGCTACCAGAAGTACTGCTTCGATTGTGAAGGTGCTGCCCTACAGCAGTATTAACAAAAGTCTCAATGTCTGAATCAGAGAAGTATCGGTAGTGAGTTCCGGTCGCAACTACTACAGAGTTAGCTGCGGGTGCGCTGGTGAAGTGGATTATTCCGTGATCTTTTTCAAGGGTGTACCCGACTGGAGTTGGCACAGGGGTACCGTTAACTGTAATAGTTAGGGTGATTGGGTCAATTGGCTTGACCTTAAGATCAAAATCTTTTTTAGAACCAGTACCGGCTTGGGTTACTGTGAACTCTTTTGGCAGATCGCCAAGCTCCATACGAACTCTAGAGACAAGGTCAGATAAAATAGCCACTCTTGCTCCTTATTTGTTGGCACACACTAGGTACATAATCCCATGCATGAACTAGAAAAGTCTTTATAAACGAAAACAGCGGGCCCGAAGACCCGCCGTCACGTTGAAGATTAGTCTTAGATTACTCCTGCGAGATAACCCTTTTCTTTAAGGTGATTCGCAACAGCCGTGGTGACCTGATACTTCTGACCCGCTTTAAACGAGTAGACATTACCTGCACCAAGAGTCATTGACTCTACGTCAACAATGACGCGAATTTCTACTGTATCTCCGTCTTGACTGCCGACCTTGGTTACCTTATCTACAACTACTGTTGGTCGATTAGGCTTGGTTGCATCAATAACTTCAGTTTCTAACTTAATCTGTGCTTCAGCTGTAGCAAGGGACATGCTCTCGGCGCTCTTATTGATTGCATCAATATTTGCCGCTGCTAGCTCGTCGCGTCTACGACCTGTTACGTCAGTTGGGTTCTTAGCCACTTTCTATCCTCCGATGTATTGTCTGGGTTTAATAGAAGGGGGGCGGTTAAGCCCCCCTCCCCTCTGCTATTAAGTTTTTAGTTGGTTTCTGCAATAACAACAGACTGGTCAGTAATTAGACCAAGACCGAAGATTGAGTACCAAGCAAGAGCGTGCTCACGACCGAAGTCTAGAATACCGCCATCGCGGAGTTCTACTGGAAGTGAAATAGCGTGACCGAATGCGTTATCTCCGATGAAGATAGCTGAATAACGATCTGCTGCTCCGTTACCTGTCTTTGTTGCTGGAGTGATGTAGCCTCCACCAGGTGTGATAACAGGTGTTACGTTGGTGTCAGTTGTGTAGTTAAGACCAGCACCACCAGCGACCTTTTCAACCTGTGTTGTTTCGATGAATACGCAGTCGTATAGACGACCGATCTCACCTAGCATGAAGTTACCTGGAGCTGCGTACTTTGTTACTTCGATGAACTCTGGGTTGTCACGAAGCTTACGGCTCTGGTGTGGGTGAACGAAAGCAACATATGTCTCACCTAAGCGAGGGATGTTCTTGGTTGCTAGTGTTTCGACTGCATCCTTGACAGTGTGAGTTGTCATGTTGAATGAGCCTGTCATAGCAGCACGGTTTGCAGCGGTTGTACCATCTGCGTACCAGTTGTTAACTGCTGATAGGGCTGAGCGATCTTCACCGTAAATTGTTGAAGATGCTGCCATAAGTGTGTCGCGTGAAAGGTTATCTAGGTAGATAGCCATGTTACGACCGAGAAGACGTGAGGCTGAAGCCATTACGTCATCGAATGATGCGTTAAGCAATAGTTCTGACACAGCAAGAGCATAACCATGCTCTGTTACTGTGATTGAGAACTGCTGTGCTGTAAGCGCGTTTGTCTGCATACGAACACCTTCGACAAGCGCTGAAGCGAAGCCAAGGTTGTTGTAACGCATGAAGTTGATCTGTAGACCAGGTGCAACACCAAGTTCAGTCTTCTTGACTGCGAACTGCTCGAAGCGAAGGATTGGTAGAGCCTGGAAAAGGATTTCCTTTGACCAGATCTGCTGAATCGCCTGAGTTAGTTGGGTGTTTGTGCCTGAGTAAGCTGTTGGGGACGCAGCAAGGTTGCCGGTACCCGTGATTCCAGATGCCATTTAAATGTATCTCCTAAGTTGGATTTTGGATTAAGGGTTGCCGAACATGCCCTGTGAGATCCCACGAGCTTGAGGACTCATGAGTTTATCTCGGTATTGTGCGTATTCTTGAACAGACATGGCTGCAATTTCTTGAGCCGTAAAGTTACGTTGCGCCGTATTAGTTTCCAATGGTCCGGATGGAGGCAAGGTTGCCCTTGTCCCCGTCATATCTCGACGTGCAGTTTGCATTGCTTGCTGCGCCGATTCGAGAATTCTTGCTGAGCGCTCCTTCAATCCTTCGATACTTGCTTCAACCTCTTCAGGAGTATTTCCTGATAGAAGATCCACAAGTTCTGGAATGATTGCTTCGCGCTCTTGTTCTAACCGCGAGTTGCGGTAATTTTGGAGGTCCGTAAAAGCACGTTCCTGCTCCAGAAGAGCGAAGGCTCGTTCGCGTTCTTGACGCTCACGCTCCAACTGCTCCTGCCACTCTTGCTCTTTAACCTTAAGAAGCTCACGAACCTCAAGTTCGGATTCCTTTTGTTCTTTTTGCATTGCCATCTCTGCGGCTTCTTTCTCCGCAGCAGCTGCTGCTAAGCGAGCGGCTTCTTCTTCACGTTCTTTTCGAAGAGAAGAAACTTCGTCTTTCAACTGCTCGATCTGAGGATAAAGCTTATCTTTTTCCTGTGAGCGAACCTTTGCTAGATCTTCTTCTGTGTAAAACTTTGAGTTCACAGCAGTAGAAGAAGTTGTGCTATTTGTTGTAGTAGCAGTTGACGCGTCAGCGCCAGACATGTTTACAACTGGAGTAGTTCCTGTTTCGCCTGCAAATGCAGCCGCGACAGTAGCTTCTAAACCTTCCGACATAAGTAATTCCTTTGCATCCTAGGGGTCGTTTTACGAATGGGCTAAAGCCCGTAGCACGAATGACCAAACATTTTTATTCAGTATTAATTTTTCTATCAAGTACAAGAAATGTCAGCGTAAACGCTTATTTTTCGTACTCTTCCGGTACACGTCTCTGAGGGAGTTGCGTACCGTAAGCCTCTGTTACCAAGCGGGTTCTTAGGTCTTGCTCACCCGAAGCGATCATGGCAGTTGCCTGATCGACGATAGGGGTAGCGGCACTTGGTTGACCGCCCTGTGGAGCACCTGTTGCAGGATCCATAATTGGCTGACCTGGGGCTCCATCTGGGCCTGTAGTCATACCAGTAAGTTTCATAATCTCTCCAGCAATCTCATTCTTGAGCATCTGTAGAGCGCCATCAGCCTTGGCATCATCCATAAGTTCTTGACGAATCTCTTGAATCTTCTCAGCTGGGAACTCTTCACCAAGTGAGCGCAAGGCGCCTTCTTTGGACTCAAGCCCTAGTGACATTAACGACTGAACTTCGTTAAGAGCAATGAGCTTATCTAGTGGAAGTGGCTGAGGGAATTGAACAACTGAACGATAAGTAATTGGGTCATTAGGATCTAACTGCTGTACCTGACCTGGCTTAATAGGGGTGTTGAACTGAGGGTTCCAAGTAAACATCTCTGGCTCTTTAACAGCCAAGTTCAAAAGGATAAGTTCGTTGATGCGCTCAAGTCCGTATGCGTACTGAACGATCTTCTGGTGGTAACGGTTCATCAAAGGCTGGAACATAATAGACAACGCCACGCCTGAAGTGTTAGACACTGGCATAGCCTGTCCTAGAGCAGACTCTGGAACACCAATCATTTCGTGCATAGACTTCTTAAGTAGTTCCATGAACTCCATGGCACCCTTTAATCCTTGCGCTCCACCTTCAAGATTTTCAACACGTGCTTCTTTAGGAAGTCCGCCCCATACCTTGTTAGCGCCCTTTTCTAGTTGTGAAGCCTTCGCTCCAATAATGACTGTAACTGGCGCAGCGTGGTAATTAACAATATCGGCAACGTCAGTAGCAACCTCATTGTAAGTACGATTAATGCTAATAATGTCGTTGCAATCAGACAAGCCCCAAGGAGAACCAGAGATGCGGACATTCGGAATATGTACAACAGGAATAGTGCCGAGCGGGTTAGGGCGTGAATCAATAAGTTCATCATTGATGTATTCCTCGATAATGTCGTCTGTAAGAATTTCTGTGTACGTAAATACTTGACGAGTTCCTTCAAGTGATGTGCCCCAGAAACGATACTTAAGCTTAAAGCGAATCAAGCGCTCGCGGTCATGTGGGTGGAACTCTGGAAAACAAAATGATGAGTTAAGAGGCAAGATACGAACACGACCAGGGTGGGTACGCCCAGCGGGATCTTTGTACTCTTCTTCGTAAGCAACCTTGATAAAGCAATCTCCAGAGACAGTTCCCTGTTGACCGATTTCCCAAAGTACTGTTGCTTTGTTGTTGTCGACTTCCCACACTCGCTCCAGCAAATCAGGGACAATCGCTTCTGTCTCCTTTGGTGAGCGGAACTGCACGCCTTTTCCAAAGGTAAAGTTAATTACGAAATCTGTAAACGCTCTGTAGTAATTTAGAGCAATTTGACTTTCGCCAGTCTGACGGCGGTATGAATAGTGATGACCTAGATACATAGCCCAGTTCATCGAGTAACGGTTTAGTCGCGGACCGTGTACTTCAAACTCTTCGTCTGCTAGTTCTACAAGACCTAGGGGAGAAATTGAGATTGTTAAATCGCTTGACGCCGCCCTATAACTTGGCGGTGAAAAGTCAATTGAACTCACTTTTACTCCCTATCTAAAACTGTTAGTACGCTTATCGTAGCAGTGCCAAACTTACTTTGGATTTCTACTTGCGTGACTCGCCCTTAATAAGGCCTCTGCCTACAGGTTTTGTAACCTTCTTGGCAATCTTCTTTTCTTCTTTTTCTTTCTTTTCTTCTACGTAGTCTCTATTACGAGGATCAATATCCTTTTTTGAAGTTACGTATTTTCCACCCATTTGATTATATTTAGTATGGATCCAGTGACCTTTTGATGGAGACTCTTTTGAGAACCGAGCGGAGGCTTGCACTCGAACCATGTTGTAAAGGCGTGGGTTAGCGGGGATCTGTTTAGGACCTTCTTGAACCGCTTTACCTTGGATGTATGCCATCAATAATCCTTTTTAGAAAAGCCCCACCAGTCCTATTGCTAGGACGGTGGGGAGCTAATCTGATTTTTAGTCGTGTACTACTGCTGGGTTAGCGGCTTCTTGGTGCGCTCCGCTACGGAACTCACGCTCGAACTCGTTTGCACCGTGATCAGCAAATGCACCCTTTGAGAACTCACCGAGATGGTCTGGTGCTTCTACCCAAGCTGCAGAACCGACGTGAGCGCGTTCACGCATTGTCTCTTCAGCAGTCTTAGTGAATACATTAGCGTTGCGGTTAGGACGGCCAGCTGCAGGCTGATATCCCTGCATAGCGCCCTTTGAGAATTCCTGTGGAACATCAGTATCGGTTGCGATACCTTCTTCGAAGCGAAGTGGTCCACGCTGTCCTGGAAGAGCCGCTGCATATTTACGATCGTAAACCTTGTCAGCAACTTCTGGGAACTTAGGGTTTGGTGAAATTGTCATTTATGACTCCTTATATAAGGTTGAGGCCTCGGTTTAAAGTATCCATCAGTACCAGAAAAATCTCATAGTAAAGTCGAAATTATCTTCCATAGAATGGGGAAGAAGACATCTCCGCCTGAACCATAGTTAAGTCCATGGTAAGGGCACAGGCAATGGCTAAACTGTCCGCGTAGTCATCATGGGCGTGGGCTTCCTCTGGCGCATGGGCTAGGAAGTTAGGTCCCTGAAACTTAGTTTCTAGGTCAGTCATTTGTTGGTAAAAGCGCTTCCACGAACGAAGTCTGCGGGTTTTTGCATGTGCAGGCCACCCGACCATACGACGGTCAATTAAGGCTTTTAAGTGCTTCCAACGCTTAGATTGTTCTTGCTGGCTACTGCCGATTGAATGAACCTCGGCTCTAGGTAGCAGGAGCTTAAGGCGTTGCGCCACAGCATCGCCTACTCCATTTGCATCTACACCTACGGCTAGTACATCGTAGTTCTGTAAGAAGTTAACGATCTGGAAGTACTGATCTTCCCAGTCATCTCCTTGAATTTCTAACCAGTTCAAAACTCGGTGGTCGTAGTAACCAAACTCATCTGGTCTATCCCAGTCAACCCATACAACCGTTACGACCGTTGAGTCCATCTTACGAGCAGGGTCAATTCCAACAACCACTGGTGTTCTGTGCCACGCCTTAACAGTCTCTTGAGAAGTGTCTCCGAGCTCGTCCATGATTGCAGAGGTTACGAACATTCCTCGTTCAAGCAACCACTTGTTAGAGTACGACATCTGGAACTCATCGGAGTCCTCACCGATGCGTAGCATTTCTTTCTTAATAAACTTTGCGTAGTTGGTGTTGCACTTTGCAACGTCTCGCCAATCCCACTCAATGTGGTTTTGCTTAGACCCGCGCCCAGTTTGGCGTCTCTTGTTTAACTGAATGGATCGGTAGAAGTTATTCTTGTGCGTTGTGGGGGTACCAGTCTTAACCATCGTTCCCGAGTAGTAAGCAAGCATCGGAGAGATTGATTTAGATACTACGAAGTCATCTGCCTCTTGGCACTCATCAATAACAATCAAATGGAAAGACTTAGATTCAATTTTTGCGCGAGGGTTTGCAGTCATCATTGTTAAAGTAGAACCAGAGTTCTTAAGTTTAATCTGACGAGTAACTCCAGCAACTTTTCCTAGGGAATCATCAATCTCTGGGTCACCTAAAATTTCTAAAGCACGGTCGCTAGTTAAACGCGTTACGGATCGACCGAATAAAGTTTCTACCTGTCCCTCAACTGGAGCAAACATACCTACCCATAAACCATTCTTAAACTTACCGAGTAAGTCTGGGTACATACGCGCTAGGCGTGGTAGTAGAACCATCAATGTAACAACTGTGTTTGCAACAGTTTCTGACTTACCTGACTGACGTGCAGCAAGGGCTGTAATTTCTTCACCGTCATTAATAAGAACTGACTCAATGATTCTTCGTGCCAAAGGCTTTTGATAAGGGTGCAGATCGTGACCTACAAGGGCTTCCATGAACTGCATGGTTTTTTCTATAAGCTTGTCTACGAATTCCCGAGAGAGTTCGTCTAACCCGTCGTCCTCTTCTTCGGGCAGGCCGTTCTCGTCTTCCTCGTCATCAAGGATGTCTTCTTCGTCAATAAATTCAATATCGCTCATGTCAACCTAAGTGTAGGAGAAAACACAAAGCCCTGGTTTTTATACCAGAGCTTTATGTGCCGCACAGGGAGAAGGAAGTGAGGTAGTAATAGTGTAGGGGAATTGTCGATAAAGTGTTTTTACGCTTTTGTCATTCTGGTATGAAGTTCGTCCACAACCGCATGGATTGCCTCGGCACCAGTCAGCGCCTCACCTAAAAGGTAAGGGTCTCTGCTTCTTTCATACTGGCTTATACAGCGACCAAGATCTAGCATGGCTTGATCTATCCACATAGTTAATTCACCTGTAGGTATCTTTTTAACCCTTTTAGCAATTTTTTCAGAGAAGGGTTTGTTCCAAACTTCTTTTTTCTTAAACATTCCACTCCTCAATATCGTCTGGGGTAAGACCCATGTCTCTTATGCCAAGTGCCTTAGCCAGTCTATCTTCGGCTCCAGCCTCGTCGTATTCTGCCACCTCTGAGCCTTTATGCCAAAAGCCAATATAAAATCCGGGGAGGGTTTTAGGGAAGCGGAAGACTAAGCAACTTCCTTTTCTAAATGGAAGTTCAGACTCTTGAGTCCATCCCTTTTCGATTACAGGGAGAAGGTTGCGGTGGTAGTACTGAAGTGTTCCTACGTATAGTGGTCCGTATGATTTCATTAGCTGTTAAATATAACCCTTATCTCTGGCGGCATCCCTGAAGGATCGAAGGGTCCCATATTATCGTGAGTATCAAGACCTGAGTATTTCAAGAACTTACCTGTAGAGTCGCTAGCCTTTAGGTTAGTCCACATAGCAGGAGGGATTTCGTTGTACTCCCACCAAGTACCATCTCTAAACTTAACAACCAACTTTTGAGCCTCTTTGCTGTACGCCAGTTTTAAGGCTCGTGGTCGAGCGGGATTAGTAGTTGGTGCAGGCTGGTTTCTAAATGTAATAGGCTCTTTTGCAGGCTCCATTTCCCAGTCAGTCCACTGGGAGTTTATGCGCTCATCAAAGCCAGTCTTTTCAGCCATACGCATGGCTATGTTGAACTTCTTATTAGCCTCGTCTTGGCGGTTTAACTCTGCACGGCTGATGCCGTTTCTTGACCTAGCCATTATGCCTCACACTCGTGATCACCAGTTTTGTTCTCGCTAACTCTTGCGTTGCACAGAGAACAGATCATCACTCTAAAGCCTTTAAAATTATTTTGAGAAGTAGAGCCTGCCACAAAGTTACCGCCATCTTCAGCGTACTGTGGTTCGTAGTCAGAGACTACTGGCTTCTCGTTAAACAGTTCTCTAGGGAATGGTCCTTGTGGACTCATTACCGATTTAGGTACTGGGTGCGCTTGAAGCGCATCAACCCTTGTTATCTTCATCTGAAACTTCTGGCTCTAGAACGACATCACTGTCTTCTGGCGCTGTGTCATCTTTCTTAGATGATTTCTTTTTAGTTTGTGTTGGAGCTTTAGGAAGGTCTAACTGCCCAGCCTGAGCACGTGCGTACAAACGTGTTGGTAAGCACTTACGGCAATAGAACACGGCGCTAACACCGGGTTCGTTTACTGTGTATAGGGCAGGGGATGGGCAGTTAGAGCACTTCATAATTACTTAGCCTTCTTCGCAGTCTTCTTCGCTGGAGCCTTGTCTGCTTCTGCAAGCTTAGCAAGAGCATCAGTTGCGACCTTTGCCGCAATACCGAAAGCTGGATCCTTAGGATTGATTGCGCGGATTGCTACTGGAAGAGTAGCTGAAAGCGCCGCGATAATTACAGACTTCACATCGTTGTTTCCAGTTGCGCTAACAGCGATTACTGCCGCACCGAATGAACGAGCGTAAGAGGCGAGCATCGCCTTATACTTTTTATTGATCTTCATTGTTCTCCTTATGTAGCGGGTCAGTGACCCTGCTAATAGTGTAGCAGTATTACTTATCGCCTTCTTTGAGATGCTGATCTAGGCGACCCTTCATCTCGGCAACGTCTGCTTTAATCTCACCTAATAGAGGCAGAATCTCAAGCCTGATCTTGTCAGATAGGCTGTCCCCACCATTAGGCTTTAGTTCGCTTAAAAATGATTTAACGATCCACCGGGTAAACATACCTACCCCCGTAAGAGTTGCGGTAACAGCGGCGGCAAAACCTGCCCAATCAAGTGCGCTCATTTAAGAATCTCATCCTAATGTAGTCGGGGATACCAGATGTGTGAGTTACATCACATTTACATAACCTATTTATACTGTATGGCTCTTTAAATTGTCTACTTATATACAAATAAATAAAAGTTTGAGTTCAATTTGCTATTCGTGTGTAACTCTGTGATACCGTAGGAAATGACAGAGGCGCTCACAAGGCGCCTTTTGCCAACTGAGAGGAGCAGAAATGCTTAATATCAGAATCAACTTCCAAGTTGATCTAAAGAAAGTAGGAGCGGTATGGATGACAATGTTCTTAATGTTCTCCCATCTAGTGGTTCCACCAACGGCTGCGGCGCTAACTGTGCCTGCACCTGCGGAGAAGCCGATAACGGTGAGCCTGACCTACTTGAAGGTAACAACGACTAAAACAGCAGCCAAGGCCGCCTTGGCAAGTGACACCGTCAAATACTTTGACGCTGAAGCGCTCGCTTTCTTAACAGTTTACGCAAGTGACTGGCCTATGAAAGAGTGGAAGTGTCTCCGAGCCATCTGGGATCGAGAGAGCAACTTCAACCCTAAAGCAGAGAACAAGAGCTCTGGCGCATATGGAATTGCCCAGTTCATGCCATCTACTTGGGGTAACTACAAAGTAGAAAAGACAGCTGAAGCCAAGCTTCAGATTAAATACGGACTTCGCTATATCTTTAAGCGGTATGGCTCAGAAAACGATCCGCATGGCGCATGCAACGCGTGGGCCTTCTGGCAAAAAAATAAGTGGTACTAAAGCAAAAAGCCCCCTGCTATATGCAGGGGGCTTTTTTGTTTAACTATCAGTCTGTGTTAAGTACGCGGATGTCAACAGTAGTTTCTACGTCAACAATGCTTCCCGCAGCTGTGTCCTGTGCAACGATAAAGCGGTTAGAAGAGTTAACCCATGCAAATCCTGATGCACCAGATTGAACATCAAGTTCTGGGTCATAGGCTGTAGGAACCTCAAATCGAACTGCGTCCGGGTCTGTAACTTCTACAATCTTTACGTTAGACCAAGTTCCACTAAACCCATCCCCATCGTTGTAGTCAATGTTAATAACATCCCCTACAAGAAGCTCATGGTTTTCTGTAAACTGAACGGTTACAAAGTTGTCTTGGCTATAGAATGAATTAACGTCGTAGTTTACGTAAGTACGGTTGTAGTTAAGGTTTGCTGCCAAGAGCAGGTTCTGTCCCGGAGTACGGAGCATTCCGCGAACGTTAGGGACAACAGTCTCTAGGCCAGCGTCTCCATCGCCTGCGTAGTTCTCAATGTAGCCAGGGAAGTTTGAGTAACCAGTTGTAGCGATTGTGTGGCTATCTGCTGGTGTACGAACAACAGCATCAAAGAGATCCTGCCATGCTTCAGTGTAGTTGTAAGGCGTTGTCTGTAGGGTGTCGCTTGAAATTGTCCAAGTGCTATCCCAGCCTACATCGCCATTACCGCCACCAAATGAGGTGTAGGTGTCTGTGCGATCATCGTTTGGCTGCATTGGGATATTTCCCCATACGCGATCTACTTGAACGTTGCCAGTTACAGTGCCTTCACCCGTTGGGTACCAGCCTGAACGAAGAACACCGTTCTCATCAGTAAAGACTTGGAAAGACTTTTCTTCCCACTCTTCTCTATATGTCATTTCTTTCCTATCTATAGATTGGTTAAGACCCTTACGTCTAAGGGAATGTTAAACGTTCTTTGTCCAGGTTCCGCCATTGCCTGTAGTGTTGGTTGATACTGTGATGTTACGGATAACTACCTTAGTTCCACCAGTGTTGTAAGCATCATCATTTACTACTGAGATTACTTCCCAGTTGCCGTTGTAGTCAGTTCCGCCATTGCCAGCGATGTTAATGCTCCAACCGACAGCAGGCTTAATTGTGCGACCTAGTAGGAACATGTTGTAATCTCCAGCAGGCAATCCTGAGTCAAATACAATTGCTTGAATAGAGCCTGTTACATGAATGTGGTTGTACATCACATAGGCTACGGTGCTTCCTGGAGCAACAATTGTTCCAGCGGCAACAGCCTGTGACTTAACTGTTCCATTGTTTAATAAAGTTGCGCCATCGCTAGACAAGCTAGCTGAGCCTACAAGTCCAACGGCTGTTAATGCGTTACCAATCTGAATTGTGTTCATTCCAAGAAGGTTAGGAACAGCCACACCTGCTTGGAAATAGGTTGCAGTTACAGTGCTTCCATCGTTTACTATTGTTCCAGCGGCTGGATTTTGAAGTTTAAATGTTCCATCGTTATCTTCAGTCGCTCCACTGGTTGAGTTGGCTCTTACAAAAGAAAGCCCTAGGCTTTCAATAAGTGCTTCAGCGGCTGTATCGGTTAGAGAACGAAGATCTGGAACTGCAAGTTCAAATTCGATATCCCCATCGCCTGAATAGTCAGGGATATACGCTGGGAAGTTGTTGTAGCCCGTCTTAATAATGTCGTGAGTTGAAGGTACTACTACTAGACGCTCAGTTACATCGTCCCAAGAAGCGCCAGCGCCATCTTTATCGCCTACTGAAAGACCTTGATCGTATGTAGTGTTAAGCGTGTCGCTAGTTGCTCCTTGTGAAGGCGCTGTCCAACCACGGTCTCCCGGCTGGTTGTAGTTATTATTCCAGTCCGCACCATCATCTGTGCGTTGTTCATCTGGTTGCATTGGGACGTTGCCCCATACAAAATCTACACGGATGTTTCCGTTGTCATCTAATGGATATGGCATTATCGGCCCCTTGTCTTAGTTACTTCTACGGTTACTTTAGAGCCACCGTTTTTTAATGCCTTAAGTGCATCAATAGCAGAAACGTTAGTCTCTACTCCTTCTTCGCTTTTTACTTTGATTTCCATTATTACCACCATCCAGCGTTATTTTTGCGAGAGTCATTAGAAAAAACAACTACCATGTAGTCTTCCGCCATGCCATCAGCGCTAAGGATGTCTCCTGCGTCAAACGCAAGAGAAGCAGCGATTACGCCGTCTAGGTCTGAGCCGTAGACAGGCACACCTTGAATATCATCGTAGATATAAACATCTGCTGGAATGTAGCTGTAAAGAACACATCCGTCCTCGTTGTAGGTTCCAGACTCGTCCCACTCATCTTCAACTTCGCCTGAGAAGGTTGCATCTCTAAAGAAAGCTGGGTTTACGCCCATTGAACGTAGGTAGTCGAAGTAATGCGTAACTTTAGCCTCTTCAAGTGAGGCATTGTTAAACAAGCCAACTCGTGGAGCGTAGTACTCTTCTCCGTTTTCAAGAACCATACCTGTCCAAGGCTCATTAACAACATCTACTCGGCCATAATAAAGACCAGTTAATTCACCTGTAGAAAGCTCATCAGAAATTCTAAATTTTGTTGCATCTGCGTAGAGTACTTCTCTGTTACTAGTGTTGAAGTTTTTGGTAAGGTCATCGCATCCAGTGATGGTTACGAAGTCTCCAACTTGAAGGTTATTTTGCGATGTGTACTCATAATCATCGCCACCTAGATACTTAACAGCGGTCACCTTATAGTTGCGGGAACCGGCTGTTGGACCATCCTTAAGTGGGTATGCGTTCCACTCAGTGGCAGCAATCTTGTGGCTATCTAGAACGCCAAGCTTCTGTGAAAGAAACATTCCAGCGCGGTCTTCATCTGGCTGAATAGGGAAGGTACCGAACGCGAAGTCAATTGCTACGTTACCGTCAACAAGACCTTCACCAGTTGGGTAGTATCCAGAGCGAATAGTTCCGCCCATGTCTTCAAATACTTGGAAAGATACTTCTTCCCATTGTTCTCTATCGTACGGCATGGCTGCCCTCTCTTACTAGGTGTCTCTAGTATCCAAGAGGATTAGGAAATTGTCAGCGCTACTTGCTCTTCGATCCATTTGTAAGTTTTAGTAAGACCTGCTTTGAGGTCCTCATCTACCGACCAACCCATGACTGACTTAAACAAAGTGTTGTCTGATGTGCGTGCATGTACACCTATAGGACCGTCGATGTGCTTCTTTGTTAGTTGCTTTCCAGCAATCTCTGAAACGATGTCTACTAACTCATTGATAGACACATGCTTTTCAGATCCGATGTTGATTGGCTCGAAGAACTTTGCCTCTCTGTAGAACTCCACAGTTGCACGGATGCACTCATCTATATACAAGAAAGAGCGGTGCTGGTTGCCGTCTCCCCAAATCTCAATCTCATCTGTAGCCTTTGCTACTTTACGGCAGATAGCCGCTGGAGCCTTTTCCTTACCGCCGTCCCATGTGCCGTAAGGTCCAAATACGTTGTGGTATCTAGCGATCTTGTTCTTCATCCCGTGGTTCTTGTTGTAGGCAGTGTAGAGGCGCTCGCTGAATAGCTTCTCCCAGCCGTACTCAGTATCTGGAGATGCTGGGTAAACGGTCTCTTCTTTGCAGTTAATACTGGAAGGATCCATCTGGTTGCACTCTGGGTACACGCAGGCAGTAGAGGAGAAGAACACGCTCTTAACGCCAATATCCTGAGCCCTCTTTAGAACGTTTACATTTATAAGAATTGAGTTGCCCATGACATCTGCGTCATTATCTCCAGTGTTGATGTAGCCAGCGCCACCCATATCAGCAGCTAGTTGGTACACCTCATCGAACGCCTGATCTAAAGTAGCAGCGACTACATTGACGTCCCGTAGGTCTCCAATTACAAAGTCATCTGCAAAGGTATCCCAATGCTCTGGGTGCTTTAAGTCCACGCCACGAACCCACATGCCGTCCTCTTTAAGGCGCTTTACTAAATGGCTTCCAATGAAGCCGCCTGCTCCTAGAACTAATGCTTTTCTCATATTGATATAC